GACAAGGATTTAACTTTGGCGGTAATGGCGGTGGTAATGGCGGTGGCAATGGCGGTGGTAATGGCGGTGGTAATGGCGGTGGTAATGGCGGTGGTAATGGCGGTGGTAATGGCGGTGGTAATGCACCAGCACCAGAAGCACCTAAGCCAGGTGTTACACCAGTACCAGCACCAGAAGCACCTAAGCCAGGTGTTACACCAGCACCAGCACCAGGAGCAGAAACACCTCCAGCACCAGGAGCAGAAACACCTCCAGCACCAGGAGCAGAAACACCTCCAGCACCAGGCAAGAAGAAACGCACCGGCGGCCGCAAAAAAGGTGCCGGCCTAAGTAATACACCTAATGCTATACGAAAGCGTGATGCTAGGGCACAGGCGGCTGGCAAATCACCAGCTGATGCAGGAGCAAATGCATTTGGCCAAATGACAAATACATTAGGCGGAGCAAATAAATCTGCATCAAGTACAGGTGGTACAACAACGCAGACTCCTACTGGACAGGTACATACTGCCAATCCAGCTAATCCAAATCAGACTGCACCTGCGGCAGAGCCAACTACTGCACCAGAGGCAGAACCGCAAGTTAAGGCTCCACGTCAAAGTCTAAAACAACGATTGGCGGCTAAAGGTCAAGGAGCAAAAGAAAGTATAGTAATTACAAATGAACCAGTAATGGAACAACGTAACGAAATTCTCGAAAGTTTTAATCGCATGAACAAAGCAATTATTAAAAATGCAGAGAGCAAAAAATGAAAATAGATGAGATTATATTAGCAGGTAAGCGTAAGCGTCCTGGCAGGCTAAGACAAGAAAGAAAAATTCAAAAAGGATTATCTTTAAGAGAAGCCGCCGAAGGAAAGAATACCCACTTGGAACATTTAGAAGACCAAATTATTAATAAAGGTTTCAATGGAGTACAAGAAGTTGTAGCTACATTACAGGGACTAAGTGATATGCTTGGCGGACATGCCGAGCACAAATATAAAATTTCAACTAAATGGGATGGCGCCCCTGCAATTATTTGTGGCATTGATCCAACTGATAATCAATTCTTTGTTGGTACTAAATCAGTGTTTGCTAAAAATACACCCAAGTTGGTTAAGAGTAAAAAAGATATTAAAACAATGTACGGCGAGCAACCTGAGTTAGCCGCAAAGTTATTAACTGCACTAACATACCTAAGCCAAATTGGAATTAAAGGAGTATTGCAGGGAGACTTATTGTATGCCGGCCCTGCTGACATTACTCCCGCTACTATAGATGGACAGGAATTTATTACATTTAGACCCAACACTATTACATACGCAGTTCCTGTCAATAGTAATCTAGCACAAAAAATTAAAAAAACTAAAATGGGAATCGTGTTCCATACAGAATATGTAGGTGGCCCAACACTAGCTGATATGACTGCTGAGTTTGGATACGATGCTAGTCCGTTCTCCCATAGTGCCAACGTATGGGTCAATGACGCATTAGTTAAAGACCTAAGCGGTACAGCCACTATGACTCAAGATGAAACTGATGCGATTAACCTAGCAATTAGTAAAGTACAACAGTCAGCCGCAAATGTCAAACCAGAAACGTTTGCTTGGATAGATCATGACCTAAGCGGTGTCGATTTTAAAAACGACTTGAAAGCTCATATTAATAGTATGATTAGATCCGCTGGAGATTTTGAACAAGATCCAAGTGCATTTGCATTAGCATATATTAATCGTTATAGAACAAAAATGCTTCAGGCAATTGAAGTTTTAAAATCAGAAAAAGGTAAAGCAAGTAAACAAGAAGCTATGGAAGAAGGATTAAAATTCTTAAATAGCCATGTTAACGATCTTAAATCTTTCTATAACTTATACTTAAGAACTATAACTGCTAAACTATTTTTAGTTAAGAAGTTAGCAACAATTAAGAGTCTTGATAGTTTCTTAGAAGTAGGTCCAAACGAATATAAAGTAACTCCAGAAGAAGGCAAAGTAATCATTGACCATATGGGTAATGCTGTTAAGTTAGTCGACAGACTAGAATTTAGTAGAGCTAATTTTACCATGCCTAAAAACTGGGGCACAAAGGCCTAATGAAACTGATGAATTTTAGTGAGTATGATAAGGCAGTCATGGAAGGCAGTCATGAGCTAGTAACACCTGCAGAATCTATTGGCACAGATTTTGACTTTATACATTCTTTATACGAAAGTAAATTTTACTTGTATACAGGCAACGTAGCTAATATAGATTATAGAGACTTGGCAAACTTTGCATTTGTTGGGTTATTAGCAGTTTATGTCTTGTATCAAGAATCACATTCACGTGCGTCAGCATCAAATTATGCTGACAGATCTATACGTTGGGACATGACGGGTAAATTCAGATCCAAAAGGATTAACGCATCTGACTTATATATAACATGGCAAAGTATACTAGACTATGATCATAGTATGATTGCTGGCAAGTTAAAACATACTCCAGAAGAAGAAACAATTAAGTATAGGTTTAAGAATAGAACATTGTTACCGGACTTGCGTAGATTACTAGTTGATATGAAAACATATCAGCTTAGTACAAAAGATGCGTGGACTGGAAGGTTTTGGTTTAAAGTAAGCCAAGCATTGTACATAGAAGATTCTAACTTATTAAACTTACGCAGAAAAGTACAAAATTGGCATAATTTAAAGAAAAGTGAAAAGATTTATGTTATTTCTAGACTAAATTTATGGTTTGGGTTACACGGAAAACAATTTGATCTATACCCGCTAATCAATGATTTAGCAAGAGCAAAAGATATAGATTGATGTTATTTCATCATGGTTAGAAACCATTCTGGATAAATAAAAGTAGAACCTTATAAGGTTACAACATTTTAGGAGTCATAATTATGGCATCAGTAACAAGAGTAAACGGTAGTGCAGGTACATTCGCATCATGGGGTCGCAATATGCGTTTCCTTACAGTCGGTAAGACCAATATCACAGCCGCACAATTAGAATCAATTCTACAAGCAGTTGCACAACAGGGTTTAACCATTGAAGCAGTTGGCGGACCGATCACATTTGGTACAACTGACGCAGTTAATATCTGCGTAAGCGGTAACGAAACTGTAACTACAGCTGATCTAGAGACTGCCGCGGCGGCCGCAGTTGGTAGCACAACAGTTGTTGACATGGCATTCTAATAGTAAAACTACTACTAGACATGAAATACATACCCTGCTTCGGCAGGGTATTTTTTTGCTAAATATCTATAACTATAATTAGGTGAAGATATGGCAACAATTTTAAAACCAAATGGGACCGCCCGCGGTGCAGAAAATTTAGGGGGAGATCCTGACTTTTTTACAGTAATGACTTTAGTAGACATCACTGATACAGGAGTTAGCGACAGTAGACTTTCCCCAGCTAAAGCATACAATCAGGCACAGAATTTAAACAGTTTAATACAATGTGTGAGTTTACGTGTACAGCCTAATCTTATAAGCACAGATATATTACTGGCGGAGGCCATGGCAGATCACGAATTTGGTTCAGCACATACAGGAAATAAAACTGTATGGGTATTAAAATTTGCCACCGAAAGAAGTGGCTATACAGACGAAAATAAATTAAAAGCAGATGTAGATGGACTTCCTATCATAACTGGACTAGATGAAACTGCAAGTTTTGTAACCGCAGTATTCAATGGTTTAAGTGCAGTCAATAAGAATATCTACTTCGTTCAACACACAACATTATAAATATTAGTTACAGTTTTATTACTGACTTTTTGGCACATTTTATTAACATTATCCCGGCTCAATTAACATAAGTTTCCCCCACAATTTGGAGAAAGAATATAATGAGTGATTTGGAAAAAACAAATCTAGAAGCGCACGTTGATTTGTGCTTGGAAAGATATAAACGATTAGAGGAAAAATTTGAGAACTTGGATCTCAATATGAATAGCCTCAGGAAAGATAATGAGAATTTAACTTTAAGAATGAGTTCGAATCATAATGAAGTTATGCAAATGATCCGTGATAGTAATAGTGGAAAATTTAAAGTACTTGTTGGTACAACTGGGACCATTATTGCGGCGCTGTTATCGGTGCTGGGATACTTAGTTTTAAATTTAAAGTAAAATGTTAATAGAAGACATCGAACAAGATATGATTGTAGAGACTAGAATGGTCTGGGCTCGTAAAGGTAAAAAACTTGTCAGAAAAGTTAGATGTACCAGCGGCCGTAAAAAAGGTAGAACGGTGGCAAATGCTAGAAGTTGCAATAAAGCAATTAATCTAAAGAAAAGATTTTTAATGCGTAAGTTACTTCGTGCTAGAGGAAAATCAATGCGCCGTAAAGCATTGCGTACTAAAAAGTTTAGTCCGTTATCTAGAAGATTAAAAACGATGAATAAAAGGCCACACCGATGAGAGCAATAACACTAGAAAATAATACAGCAGTATTAGTCAACAATGAAGAACATGGACTGTATTCTAAAATTAGTGTATCTCCAGTAGCCTTAACAGATTTAGATGCAAGAGAACGAGAAGTCAGTAGACAATTATTCATGAAGGGTCTGCTAAAGAAAGTTAAGAATGAAAGCAAAATTTATTACAAGGCAGTTATATGAAAGCTAATGATTTATTAAATGAAAAAGAAAAAGGAATGTCCGACAGCCATCATTCCGCAATTCCTGGCATGGTAGGTTTAAAAACAGATCAGTACTTTGGTACATATAAGTGGAGTAAAGATGTTGCTGGCCATGACGGAAAGAAACAAACGGCGCCAAAATCTAAGTCAGGAGCGTTCAAAGATGCCCCAGTAGTAGGCGGATATACAAAAGCTGAAAGGGATATGACTAAGGCCGCGGCCAAAGGTAAAGTAACACAAATAACTCCTGCAGGTAGTTCAGAGCATGGCGTTAACAAAGATAGTCCAATAAGTGGTAAAAAATTAAAAGAATCTGGCGAAAAAGAAATGTTGTTTTATGCTAAGGTTCCAAACGGAGATAAAGTCTATGCCCGTCCACGTGATGCTAGTCATTTAGAAGAATTAAAAAACGAATATAAAACCAGCGACATTAAAGTATTTGATTTCAATATGCGAGAAATACAAGATTGGTTAGAAGCCAGACGTATTAACCTTAGAAAATTTACTAAAGGTATGGTACAAACAATGACTAAGCATGCCTACGAAAATGTCGACAAAGTAAAGCCCATAGCAGAAAATGCCGATGACCCTCCAATGTTACGTGCAATTATTAGTCGTATTATGAATTCACATTTAGACGTATTGCAAAAATATGGTCCGGAAAAAGTTCTTGATGCCGCCCAAGATGTGGCAGACTGGATTGGCGATGTTGATGAAATTGGAACCAGCGATGTTAGCATTGCTGTAAATTCTGTAATACAAAAATTAAAACATAGCCATGGTGTAGAAGAAGTTAAGTTATCTAGAAACTATGCAGGAAAGAAGTTAAACGAAGTGAACCCACATGATTTTGACAGTGACATTGATTACTATAATGCACTAAAAGCGCCAAGTCGTAAACATCGCGGCGACGACGACTATGAACTACCCGATGCTGGTCCGTCCGAAGAAGACATGGCACACGATCGTCAACTTAAAAAATTTAGAAAAGCACAGGAAACTGCGCCTAAACAAACACATAAAGAAGAAGATGGTATCGCTCCCAACGGAGAGAAATATAACACAGTAGTAACTTTTAGTGGCCCGGATGCTAACCGAAATAAACACGGAGCCGACAGTTATAAAGAACATCACTGGGGCGCAAAAAAAGTAGTAGATACTAAACAGGGTCATGATTCTTATACAATTTATGTAGTTGATAATCATCGCAGGGGATACTGGAAGCCATGGGAAGACCAGCCAGCATTTGAATCAAAGTTAGTTGAATTAGGATATAACAGTGGTTATAATTTTAACAGTAATAAAGATTATGCTAAACCTTCTATGGGAACTGACATGAGCTATAACTGGGACGGCTCTGGGGCTAATGCATACGGCATCGATAGTAAATTGGGCGGCCATGGCGACCCAAGAGCACAAAAACGCAAACAGGGATATCAATTAAAACAAAGTCCTAGTGAATATGGAGACTCTGATGCTCCAAAAAGTACCACTACAAAATCAAGTTCACGTCTTGATTCGTTAAAACAACAGTATACTGACCTAGTATCTAAGATGCATGCCATATCCGGTGACGAAAGTAAAAAAACAAGACTTGCACAATATAGAACACAAATTGGTAGATTGGAACAAGCTATCAGAGTAGAAGACGGCGGCCCAACTTGGCTACGTCGATTTACCGAAAGTAAACAGCAAGTTGCAGATCTATCCAGTTTGGAAGAATCTTTTGTAAAAAAGAATAGTAAGATTTATAATACTAAGTAATACACAAAGGAAAAACAATGCTAGATAGAAACTCAATTGATGCAATGAAAAAGGTAATGGCTCAACTGAATAATGTTGAGGATCGTTCTACTACCGTTAACAAAATGATTACGGAAAGTTCTACAGCCTTAGAAACCAATTCAGTCAGCAAACATTCAGATCCAAGTGTCCAGGCAATGGCCAATATATTAAGTAAATTCCAAAAAGTAACATTGGATACCAAAGAGACATTGCAAGAAGAAAGCAAGACAAATGTACGAACCCGCCAGTTACTCAATACAGAAAAAACAAATACAGGCGTTAGAATAGCCGACTATCATGTTTTAATTAAAGAAACTGAATGGGCACCGGGCAAGCACAAGAATGTATATGATATTGTTGATTTAAAGACCAACGAAGTATTATATCAAGATCTAGCACTATTCGAAAGTGCCGCCGCAATTACCAAACAACTTATATCAAATTCTGGCTCATCATCTAAATGTAAAGAAATATACGAAGCTGATAAAACGTATGCTAATCATTTGTATGAAGCAAGCGTGTATACCAGCAAAATTAAACGTACATCTGACCTAGATAAAAGGTCTATTTACGAAAGCAGATATACACAAAGCCGTAGCCTAGCTAAAGATGCTAGGACTAGAATACTAAAGAGCTACTAACTTGGCTAAATAGTTCATAATATGGAAGAACACCATGAAATTAACAGATTTTTCAGTAAAACCGCAGACTAAACTGCAACAACTTAGCTCTTATCTTAAAGAGCAGTTTGGCTATAGCTTAAAGCAAGGCAATGTTGATAGTACTAAACTACGCAACATTTTACAGCAAGTAGAGCGCCAACAATGGGACATTAGTTGTTCTATTAGAAACTATCAGAATGACCCACGCTATATTAAAAGTGTAATGGTCGGCGAAAGCATTAAGATTATGTTAAGCGAAATCGCTCCTAAGCGTAGCGACAGTCGAAATGTACGTCCTAAGCGTGTAGACGAAAGCATTCGCGGCCTAAAAATGTTAATGGAACAAGATCTACAACAAGCGGAAGTTTTACTTGCCGCTAAAAGTATGGTTGGTGATTTACAAGACATGGCTGAAAAAATTGCTAAGTTACAAACCGAAACATTAATGGCTTTAACTGAACGCATTAAAGAAGTATTTGGCACAGCAGAAGCAGAAGCATTTAACAGTTCAGTTGAAGGTGGATTACAACAAGTGCTAGATACACTAAAACAAAATCATGAAAGCCTAGGTAATGCCGTAGCAGTTCTAAGTGGCGAAGAACAACCTGATATGGCCGCTGACGCTGGCGCAGTACCAGCTGACGATATGGGTGTTGAGCAACCAATGGGCGACGAAATGGCTGGCGCACCAGCCGCGGCCGGTCCAGAAGAAGAAGCAATAGGCCGCGAGTTAAAGTAATGAAACTGTTTGAGTTAAACAGCTCGTATGTCAATGAACTTAAAGATGCTGTCTTGAATCTATTGTATACTGCAAGTGCAAACGGGCAGACTACAGTAGATATGCACGACATGGTATCTGATTTAAGCAACGATGGCTACTACGTTAGCCCTCGCGATATAATTCAGTTGCTAGACGGCGCTCCTAGTATTAAGACTGTTAATGCAAAGGAAATAGAAATCGACGACGGCATTAACGATACTGGAGATGAAATGGCATCGGGTGCTGACCAAAAGGATGCCGCGGCAGACACAGTAGCCGATATGGCACAAAAACAAGCGCAACAAGGTATTCAATAATGTTAACAGCAAAAGAAGCAAGACTAAGGGCCAGAGATAATACAACTATTCATAGTGAAATTTCGGCTATCGAATCGGCAATTCTTGTTGCAGTTGATAACGGGTTATTAACAGTTGCCGTTACCACAAGTGTAATGACATCTGGTCCCGACGATGAAATTTATTGGAATGTTTGGCAAGGAAATTCCACAAATTATACGTTCCAAGACCAAATGGATCAAGTTATTAAATATTTTGAAAACTTGAACTATAGCATTGAGCAATTGACTGCTCAATCAGCTAATACGTTTATTTGGCAAATAAGTTGGTAAGGTTGACATATTGTAGTTAGTTTGCTACAATATACAATGATACCAATTAATCCTCCTGTAGAATATAAACCTTTATCACGTGCTGAACTAAACGGCAAAAGACTATACGCAACTCCTGACGGTAATAAATTGCCCAGCGTAACAACAATCCTAGATAAAACAAAAGACAAAACATTCTTAATTGAATGGCGTAAACGAGTAGGCGATGCCGAAGCAACTCGTATTAGTACAGAAGCCGCCGGCCTAGGAACACTACTACATACACATTTAGAAAACTGGATCATTGGTAAAGAAAGACCTAGTGGTAATAACCTAGTACATCAGCTTGCTAGAGATATGAGCGAAGTTATTATAACCAAAGGACTATGCGATGTAACCGAAGTATGGGGTCAAGAAGTAGGACTATATTATCCAGATTTATATGCAGGTACAACCGATTTAATTGGACGATACAAAGGTGTACCTGCAATCATTGATTATAAAACAACAAAAAAGCCTAAAAAAGAAGAATGGGTGGAAGATTATTACTTACAATGTTGTGCCTATGCTCATGCACACAATAAATTATATGACACAGATATAAGGAAATCTGTAATCTTTATGGTGTCTAGAGACTTAGAATGGCAATGTTTTGAGCTCGAATTAGATAAGTTTGACACCATGAGTGAGAAGTGGGCTAATCGTGTACAGGAGTATTATGCCAAGTTCGCTTGATAAATAAGATATCAGGAGCCCACAATGGCAGATACAATTTTAGCAAAAATACAAATTAGACGCGGTGACTATATTGACTTACCCATGTTACAAGAAGGTGAGTTCGGCTATGCATTAGATACCGGCAGGTTATTTTTAGGTAATCCTAGGTCAGTATATGTAGGAACAGGCGACACAGCCGAATTCCAATTAGATTTACGTTTTATCAGACCAGGTGCACCTATTTTTGTTTTTATTGATGAAATACAAAAACAACCACAGATAGAATATAGTGTATCAGGAGCACGTCTAGTGTTCAATGATCCTCCATTGGAAGGACAGCAAATTATTGTAGGTTACAACAGCGAAGTATCAATGATAGGCCAAGCACAAAATGTCGACTTAGTCAGACTAGAGCCTAAGCCCACTGCACCTGCTCTTAATCCCCCACGTCCTACAGGCATTTTAGTTAACTGGGAACACGCCAACACTGGTATATTCGATTTTACATTACGATCCGGCAATACAATAATGTTAGGAACTTTTAATTACTTAACAGACGGTGTAGATGTTGAAATGAACAGTACTGTTAATAGTTTAGGTGTATTACAACCTTGTTACTTGTCTGCAAGATTACTAGATTCCAATACTGAAGGAAAATATGTAAGTATTGATTATGTAAACGAAACTTCCAATCCTTTTAATTTTTATTATACAGCCAGAGTGTGGAAATCAGCATAAAGCAAATTTGGTCGTTAAGCGCCGCCGGCCGACTACGAGAGTGGCGCAAATTAAGAATAGGATTAGAGGAACTTTCTTCTAACCACCTTAGTACTGCATACACTTGGTGGACACAAGCACCTGCAATTCGTAGGACATTTGACCCATGGAAAATTGATACTTGGCCCAACCCATGGAATCTTTTATATTCTCCTGATTTTTGTCCAAACAGTATTATATTAGGAATTTACTACTCACTTAAACTTGCTGATATTGATATAAACAATATAAGCCTTTGTATAGTTAACGATAAAGAACAAAGGCATAATTGTTTGGCAATTAACGTTGACAATCAAACGGTATTCCTTTATAATAAGCATCTAGCATACGACTCACCGGAAATTGAAATATTAAAAATATTTGAGTCCGATGAATTAGAAAAATTATTTTAAATACTAGCTTTTAACTAGTTGGAGTCTGGCTTAAATATCAAACCACTAAAACAATAACACCCGGAATAATTAATGACAAAAAATATATATGTAACAAAAAGAGACGGAAGCGTTGAGCCTTTGGCAGTAGAAAAATGGCAGGCACAGGTAGCAAAAGTATGCGCCGGCATTGCAGATGTTAGCCAAAGCATGATTGAGATCAAAGCGCAACTGCATTTTTATGATGGCATTACTACTAAAGAAATTGACGGCGTCACCTTACGTGCTATTGTCGATTTGATTGACGTTGAATCAAACCCAGACATTGGACATGTTAACTATCAATACGTGGCAGGTAAGCAACGTTTAAGTATGCTACGCAAAGATGTATATGGCAGTTATACTGTTCCTCACTTATATGAAATAGTAAAAACAAACGTAGCCACTGGATTGTATACCGCAGAACTTCTTGAATGGTATACTGAAGAAGACTGGAATCGAATGAACGACATGTTGGATCATGAAAAAGATGAACAATATGGATATGCGGCTATTGAACAACTGATTGAAAAATACCTAGTTAAAAATCGTAGCACAAAACAAACATATGAGACACCGCAGATTAGATACATGATAGCGGCCGCTACGGTGTTTCATAAAGAAGAACCTAACACGGCCCGTATGCGTTACATAAAGGAATACTACAATGCCGCAAGTGATGGATTATTTACCCTTGCTACTCCCGTCCTTGCTGGTCTCGGTACCCCTACTAAGCAATTCAGTTCGTGCGTACTTATTCGCAGTGATGATGACTTGGATAGTATTTTCGCTAGTGGCGAGATGATGGCCAAGTATGCCAGTAAACGTGCTGGCATTGGTTTGGAAATTGGACGATTGCGTCCATTAGGATCTCCTATCAGAGGCGGTGAGATCATGCACACAGGTATGATACCTTTCTTGAAGAAGTGGTTTGGCGACCTGCGTAGTTGCAGTCAAGGAGGTATTCGTAATGCAAGTGCTACTGTATTTTATCCTATTTGGCATCATCAGTTTGATGATCTTATTGTACTTAAGAACAACCAAGGAACAGAAGAAACCCGAGTCCGTCATATGGATTATGGGGTTGTGCTTAGTGCTTTCTTCTGGAGACGATTCAAAAACAAAGAAAACATAACATTCTTTGATCCTAATGAAGTGCCTGACTTATACGAAGCCTTCTACACTAACACAAAACGGTTTGAACAATTATATTGTGAATACGAAAAACGTAAAGATCTACGTACTAAGACAATGTCAGCTGAAGAAGTATTTAAAAGTGGAATACTAAAAGAACGTACTGACACTGGCCGCATCTATCTAGTGTTCATTGACAACGTAATGAAGCAAGGACCGTTCGATCCCGAATACCATACAATTTATCAAAGCAATCTATGTTGCGAGATTCTATTACCAACTAAATCGTTCAAGCGTCTTGACGATGCAGATGGCCGCATAGCGTTATGTACACTGGGAAGTATCAACTGGGGAGCTTTCAGGAATCCCGAAGACATGCGCCGTGCTTGCCGTATATTACAACGTAGCCTATGTAACATACTTGATTACCAAGACTTTTTAAGTATTCAAAGCAAACTAAGCAACGATGAAATTCAACCATTGGGCATTGGCATTACAAATCTTGCCTACTGGCACGCCAAGCGTGGACTCAGGTACGGCGAGAAGGATGCACTACAAGATGTTAAAGCATGGATGGAGCATCAAGCGTTTTACCTAACAGAAGCAACTGTTGAATTGGCCAAAGAACGTGGACCATGCACACACAGCGATAAGACACGTTATGGCCAGGGCACATTCCCGTGGGAACTACGTGCAACGGGCGTTAACGAATTGGCAGACTTTACTCCAGAACTCGATTGGGAAACTCTACGTACTAATATGAAACAGTACGGTGTACGTAATGCTACACTAATGGCAGTAGCGCCAGTTGAATCTAGTAGCGTAGTAATCAATAGTACTAATGGCATTGAAATGCCCATGAGCCTAATCAGTACTAAAGAAAGTAAAGCTGGATCTTTTGTACAAGTTGTTCCTGAATATCACAAGTTGAAGAACAAATATCAATTAATGTGGGAACAAAAGGACTGCGATGGATATTTAAAGACGGCATCTGTTCTCGCCGCCTATGTTGACCAAAGCATTAGTACTAACACATTCTATAATCCAGCACATTGGGCGGATCGTAAAGTACCAACTACATTGATTGCCAAGAATTTGATGCAAGCGCACATGTGGGGATTGAAAACATTCTACTATAGTTTGATTAACAAAGCTGGTAGTAAAGCAGATGCAGAAGAAGCTCCTACAATGTTAGAACCTATCGACTTCGACGACGAAGAATCCTGTGAAAGTTGTAAACTATAAGGAATCGATATGTTAAAAGATAGAAGAGTATTATTAGAACACGATCTCAAAGAGGCACACGACCGTGCCTCAAATATGTATTTGGACATTGTTACCAATGACGGTGATGTTCATAGCATAGAGTATCAACGGGCACGAGATAACATTTCTAAATTAGAATTTGATCTTAATATGGTTAATCAATTAATTCACAAGGGTCATGCGTAATGTTAGAAACAATATGTGACATAATGGTAGACGCTTATAAGCGTAACTGGATTACTAGTCGTGATGGTAATGTTAGCATACGACATCATGATCGTGACCATTTTTACATTACACCAAGTGGTGTGCGTAAACAAACACTACAGCCTGATCAGTTTAAGAAGATTGGCATTGAAAAAGGCTACTATGATCAACCTCCCCGATTGTATCATGCAATCAAAGAGCTGGAGTATACTGAGATCAGTGCCAACCTAAAGCCCAGTGGAGAGCTTCCTTTACACTTTGGCCTACAACGAGAAATGGGACAGCACACCGGTGAAGTTCGTGTAGTTGTACACGTTCATCCCACTTACTGTATTGCGGCCATGCATGCCGGTATTGATCTAAGCACTGTAAGCACAGCTTTTCCAGAACTGAACCGTTATACCAAGGTAGCACCTAATGTGGGTGATGTGCCTCCTATTAGCCAAGAGCTTGCGGATCAATGCCATAAACAATTACAACTAGACAATGACGGCAACATTGCTTTTGACATAGTGGGTATCAACGGACACGGAGTTGTTGCCATTGATACAAGTCCATGGCGAGCATACGAACATATAGAAAGATTAGAACACATTTGCAAGATAGTACTTGCATCAGGAAAATATTAAAATGTCAAAACAACAATATAATTTAAACACCAAGACAGACTATCTTAATCGCAAGATGTTTCTGGATCCAGCAGGTCCAGTTACCATTCAACGCTTTGAGGAAGTGAAGTATCCAAAGATTGCCAAGTTTGAAGAAACAGCACGTGGTTTCTTTTGGCAACCAGAAGAGATTAGTTTGACTAAAGATAGTAATGACTTCAAGGATGCTAGTGAAGCAGTTAAGCACATCTTTACTAGTAACTTGCTACGTCAAACAGCATTGGATAGTTTACAAGGCCGCGGCCCAAGCCAAATCTTCACACCTGTTATAAGTTTGCCCGAACTAGAAGCACTAGTGTATAACTGGACTTTCTTTGAAACTAACATTCACAGCAAGAGCTACAGCCATATCATTCGCAATATTTACAATGTGCCCAAAGATGTATTCAACACTATTCACGACACTAAAGAAATTGTTGATATGGCATCAAGTGTAGGCAAGTATTATGACGAGTTGCACAGAATTAACTGCATGAAAGAAATAGACGGATCAGTTAATGAAGAAGCGCATATTAGAGCAATTTGGATGGCACTAAACGCCAGCTATGCACTAGAAGCATTTCGCTTCATGGTATCATTTGCCACAAGTCTTGCAATGGTAGAGAATCGAATCTTTATGGGTAATGGAAACATTATCAGTTTAATTTTACAAGACGAGTTACTACACAAAGGTTGGACTGCTTACTTGATTAATCAGGTAGTCAAGGAAGACACACGTTTTGCTGAAGTAAAAGGAGAATGTGAACAAGAAGTGTACGAACTATATATGGATGTTATTCGCGAAGAAAAAGATTGGGCAACTTATTTGTTTAAAATGGGCCCAGTTATTGGACTCAACGCTAACATCCTGCGTGACTTCGTTGATTACACAGCAGTGTCTGCGCTTAAAGATATTGGTATCAAATATCAACAAGCCGCACCACGCAGTACTCCTATTCCATGGTTTAACAAACACGTTGACACCAGTAAAAAACAAACAGCACTTCAAGAAAACGAATCGACAAACTATGTTATTGGTATTATGAGCGAAAGCATTGACTATAACGAGTTGCCTGTGCTATTATAAACATAAGGGAATAATCATGAAAGCAGTAGTATGGAGTAAGAATCAATGTCCGTTTTGCGACCAAGCAAAAGCATTGTTAAAGATGAAAGAAATTGAATTTGAAGAGAGAAATGTAAGCAAGGATTGGACTAAAGAACAATTATTAGAAGCAGTACCCACTGCCAGAACTATACCACAAATTTTTATTAACGATCAATATATTGGTGGATATGACAAATTAGTCGAATGGATCGACAATAATCAGATATAATCTGAATACACGGAGAGAAAAATGTTACTTAATGTACCTTATAAAACAGGAGATGTAGTTAGTATGAAACTAGTTACAGGTGAAGAAGTTGTAGGAAAACTAGACGATGACGGAACTGATAGTGTAACTATCCATCGCCCATTAGTACTTGCGGCAGGCCCACAAGGAATGAGCCTTGCGCCATATATGATTACAGCCAATGATGCTGGCCTAGTTACGTACAAACGTACACACGTAGTTGCCATGGCCGCAAGCGCCAAACAAATGAGTGATAATTATCTGCAAGCAACTACCGGTATTGCATTAAGTTAAATAGTAATACTAGGAGATATAATATGCCATACGTAGCAGGAGGCGGGCCACAGGCTGATGCCGGATCACCAGAAGTTTTAGATGTTTTCCATAGCGGTAACGTTCGTGCTAATTTCGTTCCTATTGCATTGTGGCAAGATCCACAAGGAACAGAAGCGGCAATCTTATCAGCAATTTCTCTTCCTTCTTATGTTAAAGAAACAGTATCAAGTGAGCACACAGAAGGCGATGCTGATAGTCCAGCAGATGTTATTGCCGAACAAAATAAATTAATTGCAAACGGTACGTTAGATGCCGCCGCAATTGCGGCAGGCAGAAATGCTACTTCGAGCAGAGATGATACTACCGGACCGTCGAATGTACCTGCCAACACCGCAGGGTCAGTACAACTTAGTTCTGACGTTGACAACATATTATTATATGATAGCCCGTTAACTGGTATTAAATATTATGTCAAAACAGTTACCAAACAACCAAACGTTATATATCCCTACGATGTAGCCAGTCTTGCTCAACCAAATGGCACCACAGTTCAAGCAGTATGTGACAACCTCAGATTGTTAATTATAAATTCATTTGATAAAATTAAAAAACAATATCCTGATGCCTTTATGACTTGTTCATTTAGGAAACGAGGAGTAGGAAGTCCTACTAGCCAGCACCCCTTGGGCATGGCCTGTGATATTCAATTCTCTAAAGCAAGTCTTCCGGACTATTTTACAAGAGCACAATGGGTCAAAGATAACACAGTATATGATCAGTTCTTATTGGAATATAAAAATACACCACGCAAAACGGCATGGTTACATTTAAGTTTTAACAAAGCCAATAATCGCAGACAAGTTTGCACATTTATGAACGATTTAAATGTCAAAGGTCCAGGTGTTACAGGTTTATACGATCTTTCTGGATCTTTATAATTGGACAAATTTATAATTGACATAAACTGATCTCTATGCTAAAATAATAGTATAGGGATTTTTTTATGTTACTAAAACTTCTAGATAAATTGGGTCGTAAACGTATTATTATGGATAGGGTTGATCACGAACCCTATCTAGAGCGTTATTATATTTTCCTCAAGGAACGCAATTGGTTTCCATTCAATATATTCATACACAAATTTCTAAAATCAGATCCAGACGATGTACATGATCATCCATGGCCCTATGCCACGCTTATTCTAAAAGGCGGATATTGGGAATGGATTCCACAGTTTGACAAAGATGGTAAAAAGTTTGGAGAAATAGCACATTGGCGCGGCCCAGGTCATTTCCGTACGTGTAGTGCTACCAGTTACCATCGTATTGAACTAGATCCTAGTGTAACTGCATGGACATTGTTTATGCCAGGCCCACACAAACGTGAATGGGGATTTTTGGTTAAAAATAACTGGGTACATAATGAAAAATATTTGGTAAATATGAAACAACAACGACAGTAATTTAAGTTGACAAAGATACCTTTATAATGTACAATGTAAAAAGAATAACAGTAATGAATAAACCGTTAATTGGATAATAGAACATAAATGGCACAACATACTAACTACTGGAGTTGTACTCCTTTCGCAGATTGGCTTCGCGGCACCAAAAAGCTCAGCGCCGGCACAAGTGAAGAATGGGACGACTGGACAACTGCGGCGCAGATGAAGCATAACTTCCGATATTGGCTTGCGGAAGAAGCACTTGGTCACATCCAAGATTTTGTAACATGGCCTATAAGGAAAATTCATGCTATCAAGTACTACATTAACAACCGTTGGGTTAGTCGGACTCATAGTCTTACCGCTCATCCCCGGGATATTAAGCCTGGCCAGTGGCAAGACGTGGGGAACCGCTTTTTGCCTTGCTTATTCAATGAGCTGGTTGATTTTGTTGAGATAGAATCAGCTTGGAGTCATATTGCCTGGGGCAGTAAAGAAGACCGTGCAAAGTACAATCCTCCATTCTATGCAAGTGGCTGGTGGCGTTGGAGAACTTGGCGTTGTCCTCAAGCAGGTATTGATCATCTTGACTGGGCAATGACACTTAAATTTGGCAACGATATGGGCGTGGAAGAAGGTAGTGAAAACTTTGACAAGCCTACTGGACAAGCTATCCGTGCCAAAGAACTCAAAGAGCTTTACACTTGGTGGACTGTAACTTATCGCAATCGTCCTGATCCTTATGATGCCAGTGGCTGGACTGAATATTGTGAAACTAGCAGAATTGCCAATGGCGGCAAATTAAGTTTCAGCGGTGACAAGACACCCGAAATGAAAAAGATGAGTACTAAGGCCCACAAGCTATTGCAAAAAATCGAAGCGGCCTACGAAAAAGAAGACGAAGCAATGATGATTAGATTGATCAAAGCTCGTGATAGTTTGTGGACGTAACTGCTTCACTCTGTTGTCGAAAAACAAAATCGTACTCAGAAGAGCATGACTGTTTTTATTGTAGTAATTGTAACCTATGGTTAGAGGATAAATGTGATGACCCAACATGTGAATACTGCTGTACTAGACCTCCTAAGCCTTCAGACTGCAAGCCCATTCAGGATGTGGGTACAGAACCTTTGGATAGAAAACTGTGAAGAGCGCCGTGTTTATAAAGAAGACACGGTTACAATGCAACAATACTGGAAAACATACAAGTGGTGGATAAAGAGCGAATACAGGACACACAATGGAAAAAAATTCAGCTGAAATGGCGAATGATTTAATATCAAGAGTTAAGTCAGGAAAACTAGAACAATTTATAGTAACAAAAACTTTACCCGAAGAATTTGTGCTTAACGGACGAGTACCATTTGATTTGTTTATCTTTAGCAGAGAAGGATATCAAATTGCAGAAATAAAAGTATGGGCAGTAAGTGCAACTGATGCAGATAAGACTGCTGATGAATGGATTAAAGGTTTACTAGTATGAAATTACAAACTCCGGCACAAGGTATTATGCAAACCAACGAGTGGTCAGACGCAAAAACATACGTTGTATCCTGTGAATGTACGGATCCAGAACATCAACTTAATATGTGGATAGAAGTTGAAGGTGATAATGAATTACAATCTGTGCAATTATCATTTTACATTGATACGTGGACACCATTTTGGGATCACAATTTTAGTCGCTTTAAAGCGGCTTACAATATTTTGTTTAAAGGAGTAATGAAGCAAGAGCATCATATAATTTTAAACAAACAAAGTGCTTACAATTTATCAGGCACAATTAACAAAGCAATTAAGGAATTAGATCATGGCGACAGCAAAGACAGTGAATAAACTCAGCGATAAGCTGACTAAAGTAAATGAATCATTTACAGTTAACATGTACGACAACGGATATATGGTAGAAGCAGGTGGCCGTAACAAGAAAGGCGACTATGTCAACGCCAAAATCTTGTGTAACACCTTAGACGAAGTTGTAGGCCTAGTGCGCGAAGCAGGCGAAATGGACAGGGACGTCTAAAGGATAAACATGTCATTAACATTAGATAATTTAGCAAGTGCATTGGCCGGAGAAAGTCAAGCACACATCAAGTATCGATACTTTGCAAAGATTGCTCGTGCAGAAGGTTTTGAAGATGTTGCAAAACATTTTGAGCACACCGCAGATCAAGAACTATTACATGCATGGGGACATTTGGAATTACTTGTTGGTAAGCCAACAACTGAAAAATGTTTGGAAATGGCCATTGAAGGTGAAACATATGAGTTCACTACAATGTATCCGGAGTTTGAATATCGTGCAAAAGCCGAACATAACATTGAAGCAGTGAAAGAATTCAACGAGCAAGGGCGCGAAAGTCAACAACATGCACAAGAGTTTAAAGCAGTATTAGAAAAAGCTAGTAAACGTTTTGCGGCATTGTCTAAGATTGAAAAGCGTCATGCAGAAGCATACCAAAATAAATTAAACGATTTAAAAAACAAAGAGCAATGGGCTCAGGAAGCAGGAGGATTGTAATATGGAACACGTATGTATAGTTTGTGGACATGTCCATGATGAAGAAATAGAAGGCAAGTGGGAAGATCTAGCTGAAGATTTCTTGTGTCCTGAGTGCGGTTGCGGCAAAGACGAATACGAATTACTTTAATAAGGAACTAACATGGCTTGGTGGAAAGTATCAACTACAGAAAAGAAATCATGTGAAGAGCGTGAGATTTGGACCAAAGACGGTAAGACAGTTACTCGCATTAATGGATTCCGTTGGGGAACATTTAACGTAGAAACTACCGATGACAATCCGCCAGATGGTATCACTGCTGAAAATGACGACGGCATTAACATGTATGATCACAGCGGTGACAACATTGAACAAATCGAACTAGACTCAATGGACGATGGTTGGTACGGCGATTATGAGTACGATGGGTTTGAAGATGATGAACTTCAAGCATTTACTACAGAGTTAGAAGAAGCCGATGACTATTATGAATTCCTGGAAGAGAATGATTGGTACAATGACGAAACCGAAGCCTGGTTATCAGGTCCACTTGAAATCACCAAACAAGATTAAATAAGAATATGGAAAACTTTTCTTTTTATGACTATCTAATTATAGTATTTTGTTGCTGGTTTGTATACCGTGCTATTTTGGTATCTTCCCGACGAGCCGAACTTCGAGCAGAAGTTAGGAAAGAAATAAAAAATAACGTAGTAATAGCATGGTTAGAGAAACATAACGAAGGGTTGTTTTTATATAACAAAACAACATCTCAGTTTATTGCACAAGCAGTATCAGAAGATGAGCTTAAACTCAAATTAAAGCAAGCCTTCCCCAATATTGCGTTTATAGTTGTAGACCAGAACATGGCCAGTGAGTAAATAGTGTACTATGACTATGTTTGTCGACTACAATTTTAACTTACTCCCTAGCGGAAGTATAGCAATGGACCCGGAACTTACACCAGAACAAATAGGTGTTTCTAACGGAGATGTGTTTAGTGTTAGAGTAGGACATGATAATCGTATTGTTTTTGAAAAACAATCCGGCATTGTAAAATTTATAATTGAAGGAAAATCAAATGTCAACAGTAGTTTTTGAAATATATGTAAACAAAGAAAAAGTTGCAGAAGTAATTAAAGGAACAGCCGATCCATTTCAAGTAGCAAGAGACTGGATCAATGAACATGATCCTAATAAAAGCGACACTTCAAGTTTTGAAGTAAAGAAGGTAATTAGAGAGTAACGACGGAAGGTTGACTGAGTGGCTTAAAGTACTAGTTTCCGAAACTAGCGAAGGTTCTTAACAACACCTCCCAGGGGTCCGAATCCCCTACCTTCTTCCGTATGATATGTAGTAAGAGTTATTGCTGTATGAAGCAAAGAGAAAAGTGTTCTGGACGGGGGTGCGAATCCCCCCAGGTCCACCAAAAGGAAATTAAATGATCGAGGTAATAGTATTTGTCGCAGTGATGATAGTGTTGTCAGTGTGCGGTGTTAGTTATCTATACGGTCTCAATATCAAACCGCATCACAAAAAAGATGTGTAATTTTCTTTTGATGGGCCTGACCTAGATTCGACAGGGCAACAAGTAACAGAGTGGACAGCACGACAGCGATAGTCGTAAAAACTAAACAAAAGTAACCGCAAACGACTCACAGTTCGCATTAGCGGCCTAACAGCCACTTAGGGCAGGAAATGCCTCGTAACAGAAACCACCAGAAACCCGCTTCGGCGGGTTTCTTATATATAAATATACTATATGTTTTTAGCACACATCAATGATATCCCTCAGGGAAGTTGGAAAGTTCTAGAACAATTTCAGTCTAAAAAAACATTGCTAAATGTTGAAGGTAACTTTACATTACAAAGCAATATTTGTACGCATCAAGGTAGTCGTATACGAAAAGGTGCAGGAACAAACCTACATGCAGTTTGTCCATACCATGGCTGGAGTTGGGATAAGAATGGAACACCAAAAGGTAGCGGCACTGTGGGACACAGTACAGGATCCATGCCTTGCAAAAATAATCATCCTTTAACAACAGAGCCTGTATTTGAATGGAGTGGGTTCTTATTCACAGATCCTGTACCATTGGATAGAAATATCGTCGGCGACTATAAATTAGTAGAATATCGACAAGACGTAATTAAATCTAATTATGTTCCAATTATGGATTTATTTTTAGACATAGATCATATACCGTTAGTTCACCCCGGAGTATATGCTAAAATTAATGTACCTAATGTAGAAGAAATAACATGGAAGCGGTGGGATGGTGGAAGCGCACAATATGTCGTCGGGTCAATGACTGAAGAAACAGATTTTACTAAATTTATTAAAGGTAAAGGATTAGCGTACAATGCAGTATGGCTAGCACAATATCCAGGAACAATGTTTGAATGGCAACCTGGTGCAGTTTTTGTAATGATTAATGAACCAAAGTCAGACACAGAAACAATTAGTCATATTTTTAAATACAGAGATTTTAATTACCCAGAAGAAAATTGGGCAGTCAATGAACAAGTATGGGAAACTGCGTGGGCCCAAGATAAAGACCAAGCAGAAAATATGGAACCTAGTTGGAGAGACTGTAACCCTTTACATTTAGACCCGGAAAAACGTAACTATAGACAATGTCTTGCAAGATAAGTATGTTATGAACATAATTATATACACTCTTGTAGTAACACATATCACTATCATATGTGTTACTCTGTTTTTACACAGAGGACAAGCACACAAAGGAATCCAATTCCATCCTATACTAGAACACTTTATGCGAGCCTGGCTTTGGCTTACAACCGGCATGATCACTAAGCAATGGGTAGCAGTACACCGCAAACATCATAGATTTACCGAGCAGGACGGCGACCCACACAGTCCACACGTATACGGCATATGGCATGTGCTGTTTCGTGGAGCATTCTTGTATCACACAGCCAGCAAAGACTCTGCAATGGTTGCCACATACGGGCAAGGCACACCCAACGACTGGATGGAGAAAAACGTATATACCAAACACAGCAAACTAGGAATTACTTTGTTATTGCTTGTAAATCTACTTTGTTTTGGCTGGTGGGGATTGTTAATATGGGGCATCCAAATGATTTGGATTCCTTTCTGGGCCGCAGGAGTCATCAACGGTGTAGGACATTGGATAGGATATCGAAATGGCGAAACTAAAGATCACAGTAGAAACATTGTTCCTTGGGATATTATTGTTGGCGGCGAATGCCTGCATAATAACCATCATTTGGATCCTGCTAACCCTCGACTAAGTCGTCGTTGGTTTGAGTTTGATGCAGGGTGGATGTGGTTAAGTTTATTTAGGTTAGTAAGACTTGCAAAGATAAGATCATGAACAATTATTGTTTCCACGTAGACTGCCCAGTTGAGCCATTTAAGGATCCTATGTTTCCTGCTAACATACTTAAATCTGCAGAATACAGACATACTAAAATTGATAGATTTAGATATATAAATCCTGCGTTATATGAATGGCTAAAAGAAGTAGGCGTTAAAATTAATATGGTTGAAATAATATTTCGACCTGCACATCACGTAGGGGAAATTCATGTTGACAGAGGCCTGGGCGACAAAGTTAAAATGAACTGGATATATGGGCAAGACGATAATAGTATGATGAACTGGTTTGATTTTGATCCTGCATTTCAAACAGTTGCTGGAGTATCAAATGCAAATACACCTTATATTACTTTTCCTGACGACAAATGTCAAGTAATATACTCACATCTAGTTAAGAGCCCCAGTGTTTGCCAAACTGGTGTACCACACAATATAACAAACGGATCCAAGTCTAGACTATGTATGAGTTTTGATTTGTTAGACGCAAGTAACATGGAAGGCATAACCTTTCAACGAGCACAAGAGCTATTTGCTAATTTTTTAAAGTGGGAATAAGTTACTTCGACATCAGCGTGTCGGTAAACTCTAACAGCAAGCGGTGATGTCTATCTTCGTGCCAATGCGGTGCCATCCAAGTCCAGCCGTCATACCAAAATTTTTCACTTTCAGGATGACAGCCGATGATCCCTATGTTATTTTGTATAATTGCCATGGGATCGCCATTGGGGTATAACGACCAGATATCACAAGTATCAATATTCGGGCCAACTACTGCACACCCGTCATAAAAAAACATGTTCTCTTCTTGGCCTTTCCATAGCACTGATTGACCCTTGGCATGTGGTCTGCGAGTATCTGTATCTGGACGAGTAATATATTGAACAGTATCTACTCCCTCTAAGATATTAAGATAGTGTTTCCCTGCCCAGTAACCGCCCATGCAGATGCCTAGATATTTCCCACCATGTTTAATAAATTGTCTAATTCGTTGTCCATTGTTTGTCAGCAAGTAAGAAAATGTATCTGCATCTCCTACTCCTCCAGGTATTGCAATCATGTCGACGTCGTCAAAGAAGCAATCTTCTAATGTATTTTTTCCGAATATTTTAAAATTATAATGTGGCGAAAGCGCCCTGATGATCCCGTTACCGCTTTGCACAGAACATTTAGGGTCGTGTAAGAATAATGCGATTGTCTTGGCCACTGTGTATTTACCGATAAAAATAATTGCTCAATATTGGTTTTGTAATCTGTTTGTAATCGGTTTTTCATTAAATACTTAATGCAGAAAACTTACAGAAGTATTTTTGTGAGCGATGTCCACTTAGGTACAACAGACTGCAAGGCGGAACAGCTCAATAATTTTCTCAAGCATAATAGTTGTGACACACTATATCTTGTAGGCGATATAATCGACGCCTGGAAAATACAACAAAACAAATGGCGATGGAAACAAAGCCACACTAATGTTGTTCGTCGTGTACTAGGACACGCCAAGCGAGGTACCCGCGTTATATTCATAGCAGGCAATCACGATGAATTTCTAAGACCTATGATACCATATGGTTTTAGTTTCGGTCTAGTAGAGATACACAATCAGATAGAACATATAGGTGCAGACGGTAAACACTATCTAGTTACACATGGCGATTTGTTTGACGGCATTACACGTCTTGCTCCGTGGCTAGCATTTCTCGGAGACAAAGCCTACGACTTAGTACTATACCTTAATGGTAAGTTTAACTGGATACGTCATAAGATGGGTTTTGGTTATTGGAGTTTAAGTCAGTACCTTAAACATAGAGTTAAGAAAGCTGTAGACTTTGTGTTCAAGTTTGAAGAGAACTTGGCTAACTATTGCAAGAAACGTGGCTTTGATGGAGTGATCTGTGGACACATACACCACGCAGAGATAAAAGAAATCAACGGTGTTACATACATGAATGACGGTGATTGGGTTGAGTCATGTACTGCACTGGTAGAACATCATAGCGGACAGTGGGAAATTATAACTTGGACCAAGGAGAAAGACGATGTGGATACTAATACTGATAGCAGTTCACGTGAACAATCCACAGGACGTTCCAGGAAGAATAGAACTAACATTCAAAGATCAACTAAGTTGCGAAGTAGCTCTGACGTCAATGAAATGGCAGTTAAAGTTTAATAGTTTTAAGGTAGAAGGCGTATGCAAACGACAATAAGCGATAAGATTACTATAGTAGTGCCCTGCAAGAATGAAGAAAATTACATTCATCATTTGTTGGATTCACTGCGTGGACAAAACATCGGCAATACCAGAGTTATTATTGCTGACTGTAGTACTGACAATACTAGACAAGTAATACAAGATAACAGCCATGGATTGAATGTTGAAATCATTGATGGTGGGCCTGTTAGTATTGCCAAGAATAACGGAGCACGTTTAGTCGCCACACCATATATATTATTCATCGATGCGGATGTTCGCTTCTTCAAGAATACTGTTATTCAAGATACTGTCAACGCAATGGAATTAAAGAACTTGGACCTTATCGGCTTAAACATCAAGTGCTATGACAAGGACCTACGTGCTAAGATTGGGTTTACTGCCTTTAACCTGATTAATCACACATTGAAATTCTTCTCACCATTTGCCGTGGGAGCCTTCATGCTAACACGTACAGATAAATTTGAAGAGTATGGCGGGTTTCCTGAAAACTTCTCAACAAGTGAGGACTTCTTTTTATCCAGGAAATACAGTCCTAAAAAGTTTAAAATTGTTCGGCACCACTTTGGGCAAGATTCACGTAGATTTAAGAAGATGGGATATATGGGCATGGCCAAATATCTAGTCAAGAATTTTGCTAATCGTAACAATAAAGCATATTGGGACAGTTTAGATTCATCTAGATATTGGAGTTGAAACCGGCCACAAAATAGGGTGGACGCTGGATCTCGTAACCAGCACTAAAGGGCTGTTAGCTCTTTTTTTACGACCTAAATGTTATCCAAAATTTTGGTAAATATTGGTAAGAGTCAGGAGATATACACATGGACCCAATTACTATAGGGCTTGCATTTGCGGCCGCCCAATCAGCGGTTGGTCACATAAAGCAAGCCATAGCTCTGGGCAAAGATATCAACAGTTTGGCCGGACAGTTTAGTAAATTCTTCGAATCTTCTGACGCAATTCACCGTGAAAAAACCAAAGTAAAAGCCAAAGGCATGCGTCTTGGCAAAACTGATGCAGAATTAGGCCACGAAGCACTTCAAATCGCTATGCACAGTGACGCACTAAGACAAGCAGAACGTGAACTTAAAGACATGATTCTGTGGACGTTAAACAAGCCAGAGATGTGGGAACACATGATTAAGGAACGCACACGTTTATTCAAAGAACGTGCAGAAGCTGAGCTAGAAGAAGACAAGCGCCAATTAGCGCATAAAAAGAAAATGGCAGACCAATTCATATTTGCTATGTATTTCATAGCATTCAGTGCGTTTTTATTTTGTTTTGTTATGGCCGGTGTTGGGATATATGGGGCCATGGAAGAAAAAAGAATCTATGAAGAAAAAGTTGCTAAACGAAATTTAATTATACGACAACAACAAAAAGAACGTGACATAAAAGAACGTGCAGAAAGAGACAAAGCAATTGGAGGCTAACTTATGTATTTTAATATAATCATTACAACAAACGATCTCGTATTCTTCTTATGCATGATGCCGCTAGTTGCTGTGTTCTGCGTGATGTTTAAAGACTGGTTAAAAGATAGAAAATAATGTTTGAATGGATCTTAATATTTGCTTTGGCCAAGGAACCAGATATTAAAAAATGGCCTGAGTGGGAGTGTGTGCGATGGACATGGACCGGAGACGTTTATAATCGACATGTAATATGTTTAGAATGGCGTAAAAGAGAAAAACGATAGATCCTATAAAAATAAAATAATAAATACTACTATAATGAGACTTCAATTTTTTAATACATTTAATCAAAGTTACAGCGAAAATTCGTTTAGACAATATTATAAATCAATATACGGAACAGGCCCCTGTCCAGTTGATAGATTTAATTTACTAGATGACATTGACCCACAACTTATCCAATTTAATAATATTGTTCCGGAACCAATTTATAATTTAACAAATCTCCCATCTAGCAACAGTAGCAGTTGGCGCGATAGATTTTTCTCTTTGTATGACGAAGTAGCAAACGATGTATATGTTAAAGCAAAGGGAAAAAAGATTGCAGTAATGTACAGTGGCGGAATTGACAGCACATCAGTGTTAATAGCGTTAATGAAACATCTAAAATACAAAGAATTTCTCGACTCTGGTAATTTTGTAGTTTCAATGAGTTCAGGAAGTATTCAAGAGTATCCGGAATTTTTCTACCAACGCATACTTCCTGAAATTCCAATTGTTCCTGTTGATTATAACGCACTGATGTGTGACCCAAACATATTGGTAGTCACAGGAGACAGTGGTGACTATGTTATTGGTAACACCGACACTCCAGTATTTTATCATGAAGGCACCACGGAAATATTAAATAAACCTAAAGAAATTCTTTGGCCATATTTAAATGACATTAATAAAACAGGATTGTTTGTACACTTTTTTAAAGAAATTTGTAAGAAAGCTCCGTTTGATATTGTAAGTGTAAATCAAGCATATTGGTGGATAGGCCAAGCATTTGTACATCAGGGAGAAATGCACTATCCGTTTATATGGTCTAATATCCAAGATTTATCCGAAGTGCCTACGTTTAATAAAGTATATAGATTCTTTTTAAGTCAGCCATTTATGACATTTAGTTTTGAATATGCCAGTGTGGACCCGTACTATACCGACTTTAATAGTGTGCGTCGATTCCCTAAGGAATATATAGTTGATTATACAAAACATGATTCCTATCTGAATAAAATTAAAATCTTCAGTCAACGTTTACTGTGGAGAGAGATATGTAAGACTACAGTCTACGAAGACGGGACATGGGAATTTAAGTCAGATAAAAGAGCAACATGACAACACCAAAAGCAAAAGCAATCATACCAAAACCAGTCACTACAACAGACACGTACATACGTATGCTGGTGTTTAACCCAACACAACACGTAGTATGGGTTTGTCAAGAACCTTACCCAGTACAAAATATAATCAGGAGAGTCCCTGCCTGTGTGGGAGATGTAGATTTTAAATTGTATCACGGCCCAAGCCCTAAACATGAAATACCCTCAGGCTGGTACCATGAGTTTTTAAAATACAATTTAGTTAAGCCAGATGGAACCGAAACATTATCGTTGGCGCCAGTACCAACGGAATATGTAACCCCTATTAGGTTAGTAAGGGCAAAGTGCTATGCGTTAGTAGGCTTATGGAACTTAATTAAAGTCCAGACTGAAAAGCTAGATGTTCATAATAATCCCTTAGTAAGTGAACACGTGACGATAGAAGAAGCCGCAATTATATATGCTGATATTTTTAATATACCCAGAGCACAGGCCCGTGTATTAGCACAATTTAAAAAAGACGAGCTAATGAATAGATTAAAAAAATTAAAATTAATAGAATTAGAGATAGAAACAAAAATTGCAAATTGTTTAACTGAAGAACAAGTCATTGAATACTATAAGTTACAAACAATAAGATTGTGCTCTACTCAGCCATTGGCTCTCGGATGGATATTAGACCCTAAACTGTAATATTCTACTTATTAGTTTGGTAAATATATTACTAAGATAAAGGATTAGAGTATGTCATTAATAGATTCAGTATTAAATTTAGTTACAAAACAACCAAAGGACTTGGACGCACCTAAGCCTCCAGTAGGATCACGTAGCGAACGTGAAGCAAAATTAAAAGACAAAGCAGGTATGGTTATTTCTGTATTTGCTTTGTTACTAGCAGTTAACGCATGGTACGGCGGCAAGTTATCCAGCACAGTATTAAACAATACACTAGGTGCGAACAATACTTGGGCACAGTATCAAGCCAAAGCAGGACGTGGCGTTAGCTACGAGATAGCGGCAAAAACAACAAGTGATCCAAAGGTCAAAGCAGAGTTCATGGCTGAGAAAGAGCGCATGGATGCTGACAAGAAAGAAATTGCTGTTAAGGCAAAAGAAATGGAAGCTGTTCGCGAAGAAGCTAAAAAGTCTAGTCCATGGATTGGCTATGCAAGCACAGCCTACCAATTGGCAATCGTTGTGCTATCAGCAAGTATTTTGGCAGTTAGTGTGGCCATGTTCTGGGGCAGTTTTGTTGTAGCAGGGGTTGGGGTACTACTAAGTCTAAACGGATTATACCTTTGGATATAAGTTTGGTGTACCGGGCTATTGACTTTTATGGTGCTAGGCATATATAATAGTCTAATGTGATGAAAGTCACGTTAACAAAAAGGAAATGATATATGAAAAAAATCGCAATTGCAAGTTTAATTGCACTCGTTGCAGGTGTCGCTAGCGCCGCTGACTATGTCAGCGTAGATGTAGATCGTGTAACTGATCGAACTTCTAACGAAGTTAGCACAGCACAATATGTTCGTGCAGGCAAACAAATTGCCGGACTACAGTTTGGCCTACAAAGCCGCACAAGCACTAACAATACATCCGGTGGCATGTTGAACAGCCTTGAAACTACTGTTGGTAAACAATTCGGAGCAATTACTCCGTTTATCGGCGTTGGTTTTGACAACGGATTCAATGGTGCTAAAAATGCTGACTACCGTTATGGTTTAGTTGGTGTTACTGCCGGCGTTCCAGTTGGTCCAGGTTTTGCATTAGCCGGTCTTAAGACTCGTGTTGGTACAACTGCCGCAACCGAAACAGCACAGACTGTTGTTTTTGGAACTTACTCTATTCCTGTTACAAAACAGATTAGTGCAAATCTAAATGTAAGCAGAAGTTATCAAGACATCAAAGAAAATTCTATGGGTGTAGGACTAGGCTTTGCATTTTAATTAGTGCGTGTTAGTTAAAAAGGGGCTTAGGCCCCTTTTTTTGTTTTATAAATAGGTGTGTATGAATAGTTTAGAAAAAGTATGGGCCAGGGCAACTGGACATTTAATGGGGCACACCGATGAGGATAGGCCGGACGTTCCTATCCTAACATTAAAAGAAGCCCGGTGGGCGTTATTCTTTAAAACATTTTGGGTTATAATTCATATTATAACTTGCTTTTTTATTATAGCAAATACAATAAGGCATTGGTAATGGCAGTTTGCAAAACAGTTTGGAATAGTCTTTCGTTAACTCCCCGCGGGGACTTTAGATTATGTTCTTTGAGCAACGATCCTAAGTTCAATGAAAGTGTAGGCTTCGATGATCAAAATAATGTAATGAATATACTTACACATTCGTTTGAGCAGGGTATTAATTCCGACAAACATCGAGCTGTTAGGTTAAGCGAACAACAGGGCGAAGAATGGCATGAGTTATGTAGTTGTTGCGAAAACAGAGAAAATGCAGAACGCGATACTATACAAAATCAAAGTAGAAGGCAGTATGTTAATAAGGTAATCTCTGCTCCTATTAAATTTTATGATACTAAGACTGGACAAGTTCCATGGTCACCAGTCAGCTTAGATGTACACTTTGGTAACGTTTGTAATTTTAAATGTATACAATGCGGTCCACAATACAGTAATCAATGGTATGACGAATGGGCGGCAATCAATGGGTTTGGTAATAACTTGCATGAAAATGGATTTGGTCCAAATAAAGTTCTACTAACAAAAAATAAAAATGATAAATGGATAGATGTCAATGAAGTCAAATGGTGGGAGAATGAAATATGGTGGGAGAAGTTTGATAAACTATTGCCAACATTAGAACATTTATACCTAACTGGCGGTGAACCAATGTTGTTAAAACAACATGATAGACTACTGGATGTTATCATAGCTTCGGGCAGAGCTGACCAAATCAAACTTGAATACGATAGCAACCTTAGTGTTATCAATCCTCGTATCTTAGATAGATGGACAAAGTTCAAAAACATCGACTTGCGAGTAAGTGTAGATGCTATTGGAGATAAATTTGAACTTATACGTTTCGGTGGCAAATGGAATAACATGGTATCTAATATTGAATTAGTAAAAAGTTATCAACGACAGTATCCACATATAAAAATATTTAGATTAACAAGTTGTTTTCAAATAGCTACAAGTCACAGTATGATAGAAACTGAAGAATGGTGCAATGAGCTAGGAATCCCACTTAGCATCAGATTCGTCGACAGTCCAAAGTGGCACAGTACAATTAGTTTACCACGACATATGAAACAACAATTAATCGATTATTATTCATCTAAACCTACCTACATGGTCAGTGACCTTATTGTTAACTTCTTAACCTCACATTTGGATGTAGAAGATCTGACCGAGTTACGTCGCTTTAAAAAGTTCATGACATACTTGGATTATAGCCGTAAAACTAACTGGGAAGCAGTATTACCCGAAACTGCCGCAATGTTAAAGTCGTAAAGTTTAATCTACATTAAACTTTGGCTAAATATTTGGATAGAACAAGGAGTCCACAGTGAGCAACGGATACGAAATAAGACTAGAGCTATTACAAATGGCCAAAGACGTATTAGATAAAGAATACGAATCAAAATGCAATGCCGCTAAAAGCCTTGCTGATATCAATAAAGAGGCATACATACATCCCGTAATTTATACATTGGATGAAATAACTGCCAAAGCAACAGAATTAAACAACTTTATCAACCAAAAGTATTAATCGGTAGAAATAGTTCTTGCTATTATTACGTTAATACTATATACTTGTCTTATGTTACTGCTCGAGCAGAACTTAATTTAAATTAAGAGAATTAATATATGACAATCAATCTTGAAACAAAAACTGGTAAGGCTTATAAAGCAATGGTCCTAGAAGGCCAATCACTTACCGAATCGCAGGCACGTAAGCGTTTTAGCATCGGCAATCTTCGCGCAGAAGTTAGTCGTCTTCGCCAAGCTGGCTTTGCAATTTACGCTAACAAGCGTACTGCTGGTAACGGTGTTACTGTTACTGAATACCGTCATGGTAAGCCAAGCCGCGCACTTGTTGCCGCTGGTTACAAAGCCATGGCACTTGGTATCGTTTAATCTTTAATTAGAATAAACAGAATAGGACAGTCTTGGCTGTCCTATTTTTTTGCATATATAATAGTACACAGAGTAAAGGAAAATTATGCTAGATGAAGTAGTTATTACAGGCATAGGGATGGTTGATTCCTGCGGTATTACCCCAACGCAATGTTGGGACAGTTTAATACACGACAAGTCACAGCCCGTAAATCAAGAACCTAAATGGCCCAGTGTCATACAAAAACGTGTATTTGAAGTTCCCGGCGAAGAAGGATTCCGAATAGAGGGATTGAATGATCGTGAGCAACGTTTAATGCCTATAGTACAAAAGGCAAGTATTCATACAATACAACTAGCATTAGATATGGCAGGCCTATCGGGTAATGCCTATGCCACATGTACATATGGTAGTTTGGCTGGCCCGCAAGAACTATTAGAATTTCAAGCCGCAAGTATGTTTGATGGCAAAGTAAATGTGAATCCGTTCAAAATTTTATACGGCGGCAAGGATTGGACTAACGGATTCCTCAGTACATATTTTAAATTACACGGACCAAGTATTAGTACAACCGGCGCCTGTGCCAGCGGACTATTAAGCATCAGGCATGCCGCTATGTTATTGCAAACAGATCCAGATTTAGAGTATAGTGTTGCTGGCGGTAGTGACTTTGGCGATAGTGCATTTTGGCGTTACTATTTCCAACAACTACGAGCATTGAGTATGGAAGACAGTGATGACTGTAGTAGACCTTTTGATAAAGCAAGAAACGGTTTTATATTAGGCGATGGCGCTTGTGCCTTTGTAGTTGAACGTAAAAAAGACGCCATAGCAAGAAACGCAACAATCCTAGCAGAAATCTCTAGTTTCGGAGCATATACAGAAGCAGATCACCCAACAGACCCTGATATTAATGCAGTAGGCGGTATTAAGACAATGACACAGGCAATTAAGCGAGCAGGTATTCAAGCCGGCGATATCGATTATATTAATGCCCACGGAACAAGCACACCTGCAGGTGATGAAGCGGAAGCGTTAGCGATACACACAGTATTTGGTAGCGATACTCCAGTCAGCAGTAATAAAGGACACATTGGTCATACCATGGCCGCTAGTGGCCTATTAGAAACAGCGTATAGTATTATGGCAATGCAACACGGAATGATTCCACATACTGGACATCTACGTGATCCATTGCGTGATGACGTTAATTTTGTTATGCATAAACCGATGGATAAGCCACTGCGTTATATCCTTAAAAATAGTTTTGGATTCAGTGGCCGTTGTGTTAGTATGGTCCTAAAAAATCCTAACCTATAAATAGTATTATGGCATATTCAGAAAAAGTACTTGACCATTACGAGAATCCTCGTAATGTAGGATCGTTCTCCAAGGACGATGAAGACATAGGCACTGGTATGGTTGGTGCACCTGCTTGCGGTGATGTGATGAAATTGCAAATCAAAGTAGGTGAAAATGGTATCATCACAGATGCCAGATTCAAAACATACGGATGTGGATCAGCTATTGCCAGCAGTAGTCTTATCACCGAAATGGTCAAAGGCATGACATTAGACCAAGCAGGCAGTATTAAGAACAGTGAAATTGCAGAAGAATTGGCTCTACCACCCGTTAAAATACATTGTAGCATTTTGGCAGAAGATGCTATTAAAGCCGCAGTAGCAGATTACAAATCCAAACACTAATTTTGATTTTGGATAAACTGCTTGTCAACGGACTTGCTGGCTACCGCGTTATATATATGTAGGGGAACAATTTCTTCCTGCATTAACCAAAAGAAGGTATTTTATGAAATCCATTTTCGCACTTATTATTGCTGTCGCCGCTTCTACTGCATTTGCTCAAGCACCTGCCGCTAAGAAAGAAGAAGCCAAGCCAGCCGCAACTGCTCCAGCCGCAACTGCTCCTGCCGCTAAATGTGATCCTGCTAAAGACAAGAATTGCAAAGCTGAAGCCAAAGCCGCTCCTGCCGCCGCAACTCCTGCCGCTCCTGCTAAAAAGTAATTTAACTAAATTAGTTGGTAAATACTGGGACATTACGTCCCAGTATATTTTTAAAATTGGAGTTTACAATGAAACAATTTATCGCACTTATTGCAACAGTATTTGCCCTTTCTGCCTTTGCCGCAGAACCAGCCAAAACAGAACCAGCACCTAAGAAAAAGCATTGCGTTACGCAAGAATGTAAAGACGAAGCTAAGGCTAAGAAAGCAGACGAAGCTAAGGCTAAGAAAGCCGCACAGAAAGCTGAGCCTAAAAAAAGTGGCGCACCAGCAGGTGCAAGTGCCAAGGATAAGAAAACCGAAACTACTTCGAAGTAACCCGACTAGATCAGCCTTAATACGTTATAGTGAGTACGATCCAGTTGATATTCCATTCGACGACGAAGATATCTTAACCGGTTACTTTGCTAGAAAAAATCAACTTGATGTAATCCGTAACTCAAAAGACTTAGAAGATGATAACAACGATTTATCCGACTATGTTCTTGCAAGGCTTGCACAAGCCAGGGAAAAAGCGGTAGAAATGGCTAGATCCAAAACAAGCACTACGTAATAAAAAGGCTACATAGATAGCCTTTTTATTTGACTTGATTGAATAAATACTTGACTCAGACAATAACTGAGTATATAATTACACAGTACATAGAGGAACTAGACATGGCTCGATACCCCGAGAAAAAACCCACAGAAGCGGATGTTGAAATAAGTGTGATGAGAGATCATGGTTATTTCTTATTAATGAAAGACATTGATGCAGATAGTGCCCATGACGTTGTAAAATGGATCATTGAAGAGAATCTAGTAAAACGTGGGAAAAAGAAATCACTAACATTAATTATTCACAGCGAGGGCGGTGACTTGCAAGCCGGCTTTGCTATTATTGATACTATGCAAGGTAGTGCAATACCAATTAGAACTATTGGTATAGGAATGGTTGCTAGTGCCGCCCTTTGTATTTTTATGTCCGGCGAACCCGGCAATAGAATACTAACTCCTAATACAAGTATATTGAGTCACCAATATAGTTGGCATAGCGATGGCAAAGAACACGAGTTGTTCGCCGCTATGAAAGAGTTCAACCTAACAAGAGATAGGATGCTGGCCCATTATCGTCATTGCACAGGTTTGCCAGATGATAAAATTAGAGAATTCTTATTGCCGCCACAAGACATGTGGTTGTCGGCAGAAGAGGCTCTAGAGTTGGGTATCTGCGATTTAATAAAAGAGACATATTAATATGATATTTGGTAACAAGATAGAAAAGTGGGATTCGATGTACCCGGCATCAGCTTATTTGGTAACAGCTGAAGAACAATTTACAACGCCTAAGCATGCCATGTACAGTTCCATATATGGATATTGTTTTGGTGACACTACTATTAAAATAGGAGACAAGGTTAGGAAACTAGAAGCAGGACAATATTTTGCGTTCTTTGTTCCCGAGTCAGCAAAAATCAAAACAACAACTACAGCGTTTGTTGTAATTAGATTAGGCTACAAAGTCTCTGATCAAACAGGTTGGATAGAGTCTCAAGGCCGACTAACTTATATTGATGGATGCACTGACAGTTTGCTAGTGTTCCCTGCACGTTTGGGCGACAGTAGTTTAAATTTACTGTATTTCCCTAAAAACATCAATCAGTCTTATCACATACATCCTAGTTTAAGATTTGGATGTGTAGCAAAAGGATTAGGATTTAGTGATGCAGGAGACGACGGACACGTTAATATTAATCCGTTGATTGAAGGAAATATTTTCTGTTTAGAAGAAAACGAAAGACATCGCTTCCGTACAGAAGATAATAGTATGACAATTCTTGCTTTCCACCCGGATGGAGACTGGGGTCCTACTGACCATAATCATACTATGTTAAACAGAACATACGTGCAAAAATGATCACCAGGCATGAAGAAGCCAAAGAGTTTTTAAAAGAGATAGGCGGCATTCTGCTACAGTCTATTCCCGGAGCAGAACCCATGGTGACGATGGATAGATATTCTTCAATCTTAGATGGTCGCAGGGAGTTTACTCCTCCCCCGGTGTTCGAGATCAGGCATAGGATGTGTCCTGGTCACGATGACTCATATGTAATAATCCTACCTCAACATGAAGTAAGAATTTTACAAAGAAGTTTACAAGAATTAGAAATTTTAAGAACTTGGACAAAAGAAGCAGACGAAATTCGCCAGCGAGAGAAGGTGGAATCTAAAGTTCGTCTATCGAATAAAACAGTCCAAGAAGCATACCAACAGTATAAACTACTGTTAGAATTATCAAAATAGTAGGTTAACTACTATTTTAATTGCTAAAAACAATGTATTTTAAAAGTCCATGTTGAACTTATGGGTTAAATAGCTAACCCGCGCTCACATGGTAGTGTTTTTAATAGGAGACGATATGGTAAAAACAGAAAATATCCTCGGTCTACCAATGGTGGTAATAGCCTGTTTAATGTTAGTTTTTGCTTCGGCATTTATGCCAAGAGGTTTAGAAAAATTAGCATCAGGGATCGAGACAGCAGGTACTACGGTGAAGACATCTGTGGTATCTTTAATACGAGACCCAAACAAAGCGTTTGCCATGGCAGATGAATCTCCTGGTACGAAACCAGTTAATAGAGATGAACTGAAATGCATGACCGATAATATCTATTATGAAGCCGCGTCACAGAGTGTGATTGGAAAAATCGCAGTAGGACGAGTCGTACTTAATCGTATGCGCGATCCTAGATTTCCTAAATCAGTTTGTGATGTTGTTTATCAAGGTAGTACACGAAATGGCCAGTCAAAGAAATTTGGCGAAGCCTGTCAATTTAGTTGGACGTGCGAAGGTCCCGCTAAGTCTACATACAACGACAAGTATGAAGAAAGTAAACGTGTAGCATACCAGCTATTAGCCTATAACAGTTTTAATGATTCACTGAAAGGCGTATTGTTTTACCATAACGACCAAGTTAGTCCGTTTTGGAGTAAGCAAAAGAAAATGGTAGCAAAGATTGAAAATCATTATTTTTATGTAGACAGGTAACATGTTTTTGTATAAAGCAAAGGTATTAGAAATAATTGACGCAAGTACATTTGAACTTGAGATAGACCTTGGGTTCAAATTTTACACTAAACAACGTGTGAGATTGTGGGGAGTCATGCCAATTAATACCTCTGCTTATACAGCCAAAACAATGTTAACAGAAATGGTCCAAGATGGCGTTATCGTTCAAACCAAATTTACCAAACGAGGAAAGATCGGACGCATCTTAGGAACATTATGGACAATTAATTCGTCCGGAAGACAAGACATCAATATCAACGATTTACTATTGGAAAAAAATTATGTTAAATTGTTCAATGAGCTTGACTAATATATCTCTTTAAGTTATAATAAATATTATATGATCCTAGCTTGGTTACTTTTATTAACTGGTCTGATACTATCAGCAGTTGCAATTTACTATTCAGTAGTTGGCCTAACTGCAATTTTTAGTGCGGCCGTTATTCCTATTATATTAATGGGTACTAGTTTAGAAGTTGCAAAATTAGTCTGTGCTAGTTGGCTCAAAGCCAATTGGGAACGTGCTCCTAGGTACATGAAGTATTACATGATTACCGCAGTAACAGTATTAATGATTATTACTTCAATGGGCATCTTCGGATTCTTAAGTAAAGCACACAATGATCAAAATTTAGTAAGTGGTGATGTTCAAAGTAAGATAGCAATCTATGATGAAAAAATTAAAACAGCCAAAGAAAATATTGAAGCCAACCGCAAGCAACTTAAACAAATGGATGAGGCGGTTGACCAAGTCATGGGCCGCAGTCAAGATGAAAAAGGTGCCGACAAAGCGGTTTCAATACGCAAAGCTCAGTCTCGTGATCGCAGTGCGTTGGCCAAAGACATTGAAGCCAACCAGAAGCTTATTGCTACTCTTAATGACCAGGCCGCACCTATTCGAGCAGAAGTACGTAAAGTAGAAGCCGAAGTAGGACCAATCAAATACATTGCCAAATTCATCTACGGTGAAAAAGGTGCAGATGAAAACATGTTGGAAAAAGCAGTAACATGGATCATTGTACTCATTGTTATTGTGTTTGATCCATTGGCAGTTATCATGTTGCTGGCCGCACAAATGACATTTGGTTGGAAACGCGAAGAGCCGGCGCCGGCGAGTATTAACGATTTTGTTCCTCAACCGCAAGAATATATCCCTGAAGAAGAAACTAAACAGACTGGATTCATAGCTCAAGAAGTAGCTAAAGTAATTCCGGAAGCAGTAATCACCGACGAAGAATATGTTAAATGGCCGGGCGGGCAAGAACCTCTTTTCTGTTACAAGTGCGGGACTGAATTAGTTGATGCTCCGGGCATTGGATTTTTCTGTCCAAATAAACAATGTGATGTTATGGATAACACAAACGGTGAAGAACCCATTGTGTTTACATATCCCGAACATAATGTAGAACCAGTGGCTGAACCAGCAGTCACAGAACCTGTACGCAAAGTACGTAAAAAGAAAGAGAAAGTACAAAATGAATCAAGTACACAAGAACCCAGCTCCAAAGAAGAGCCCGTCAAAGCCAGCACCCAAGAAGGCTCCGAAGAAAACTCCGAAGAAAAAATAATCGTTAATCCTAAACGTAATAAACAACGTGAACAGGAACAAAGCGAATTATTAACACAGTTTATTGAAACTAGTACACCTGCCCCTAAAAAGACAGGTGATACTAGTAGCATAGTTACACGTGAAGGCAGTCAGTCAGATCTCGCTAACAAATACCAAGAGATTGTGGAAGATCTACAAACTGAAAAAAAAAGTAAATACAGACGTAAGCCAGGATTCTTTCCTGATGTTAAAAGAAACACAGACTCAAATACATGATCAATAACTCAACATATTTGGTAACTCCGCCAAATATATTCATTGCCCCTGCGGGCCTTTCATTCACACTAGTAACACGAGACCCAGCCTGGCTTGAGGATGCACAAGAACAAATTGAAGAAGATTTCAAAGGCACAACAGTTGTATTCTATAGTGCGTATGAATCTACAGATGATGCCAACTGGGGTTGGCTATATCAACAAGGAATGATCAGCGACTTTGTTATAGTTGACTTAGATTCGGCATCCGAATTTGATATTAAAATATTTTTACCATTGGTAAGGGAACGAAAGATATTTTGGATTACTTATGATGACACCGATGTCAAACTCTTATCTATGTTAAATTTACATAGTGCAAGCACCGCAGAAGACATCGAAGAATTCTTAGGTTTAATTAGAGCAGGAATGTAATGGTCAAAGACAAAGATGATAATTTGCAATGCAGTTTTTGCACCAAAGGCAGAGAAGAAGTAAAAAAGCTAATAGCCGGAGACAATGTTTATATATGTGATGAATGTATAAATCTATGTCATGACTTAGTACACGAACACGCATTAACTGATGCAATGGCCGACACTAGGCTTAAAACCCCAAAAGAAATGTTTGCATTTTTAGACCAATATGTAATAGGGCAAGAACAGGCCAAACTAACATTAAGCGTGGCAGTGTATAATCATTATAAAAGAATATACAGTCAAGAAACTATCAAATGTGAAATAGACAAAAGCAATGTTTTGTTAATTGGACCAACTGGATCCGGTAAAACATTATTAGCTAAAACTATTGCCCGTATGCTGGATGTTCCGTTTGCTATTGCAGATGCAACTAGTCTGACTGAAAGCGGTTATGTAGGCGATGACGTAGAACACGTTATTTTTAGATTATTAACCGCGGCAGGTAATGATGTTAAGAAAGCAGAACAAGGCATAATCTTTATTGATGAAATAGATAAAAAGAGTCGTAAAAGTGAAAGTAGCAGTATAACTAGAGACGTTAGCGGTGAAGGTGTGCAACAAGCATTATTAAAATTAATAGAAGGTACGGAATGTAAAGTGCCCACTACTGGCAACAGGAAGCACCCGGGCGCACCTGCTGAGATGATTAACACCAAAGACATTTTGTTTATCTTAGGCGGAGCATTTGTTGGCTTAGATAAAATTATTGCTAAAAGATTAAACATAGGTAACACCATTGGGTTTAATGCTAAAATAGATAATAACAGCACAGTACCACTTAATAAAGTAGAACCCGACGACATTATTAAATTTGGCATTATACCAGAGTTTATCGGAAGAGTACCAGTGTACGCAACGTTAGATGAATTAACAGAAGATGAATTAATTAGAACAATCACTGAACCTAAAAATAGCATAGAGCGACAATTTCAGGAACTATTTTTATTAGATAAAGTTGAATTAGAAATCACAGACAGTGCCAAACGTGCTATTGCTAAAGAGTGCATAGATAAAAAGTTAGGGGCACGTGGGCTACGTAATATAATGGAACGGACCTTGTTACTAACACAATTTGAATTACCTTCTTTGCGAGAGCAGGGAGTTATAAAAATAGTATTGACAGACGATACTATAGCTAACCACAGCCAACCAATATACGTCTACAAAGGAGACGAGCAAACCAACCATGTATAACCAAAGATCACGACCACCACGTCCTGTAAGATTAAGCGCAACAGCAGAACTAAGACAATCATTTTTAACAAATGATCAGATAAAATACAAACACAGCCAAGTACGATTACATAACTCCGATGGTACTCTTGTTGGAGTAGTAAATGTTAATCAAGCATTAGACATGGCCTCTGACGAAGGATTAGATTTGGTATGCACGGTGCCTAATGCCGTACCCCCTGTTTGCAAGATTGTTGACTTTGGTAAGTTCATTTATAATGAACAAAAACGTCAACAAGAAGTAGAAAAGAAACAACGCGAAAGCAGAGTAGATGTTAAGGAAATTCAATTTAGACCCAGCATTGACGAACACGATTTTGAAACTAAAATAAAGAAAATAAAAGAGTTCTTAGAAGATGGAGATAAGTGCAAAATTGTTATTCGATTCAGAGGAAGAGAAATGAGCGATACTAGTAAGGGCTACGATATTATTAATAAAATTATCGAACTAATAGATATTGCCCAAGTTGAAGGCCGCCCAGATATGAATGGAAATAGGATGATTGCTACTATTATTAAGAGCAAACGGCCTTGACTTTACCAACAGAACCATGTATAAATATAAATGTAAAACGCCATTAGGGTTTTACATTTAACCTCGCTTAATAAGGAGAAAAACTATGAACGCATTAACACGTTTTGACACAACAGCAATTAGCCAGTTGAATAGAGCTTTAGTGGGCTTCGACAGAATGTTTACAGACTTCGAACGCATCGCTGGCGCAACCCCTGGAAATTATCCCCCATACAATGTAATTAAAACTGGAGAAGATGACTACGCAATCGAAGTAGCCGTTGCCGGGTTCAGTATGGAAGAAATTGACATTGAGTTGAATAATAACCAATTAACTATCACTGGTAAACATAATCGTGGAGAGCAAGAGGGAGTTGAATACTTACATCGTGGCCTAGCATTTAGGGACTTTGTTCGTCAATTTACTTTAGCTGATCACGTTGAAGTTACTAATGCTCAAATCAAAGACGGTATTTTACTTGTAAACTTACAACGTATTTTACCTGAAGCACTTAAACCACGTAAAATTGCTATTTCGGCAATTTGATAATAACACAGGGGCAACCCTGTGTTTCTTTAATTATAAATATCATATATGACAACTGAAACCGCCACCATAGCTAAAAAAGAAACTAAAGTTATTATTAAAAAACCTAGTATGTTTAAGGTTATTTTTGAGAATGACAATGCTACTCCCATGGAGTTTGTTGTGGAAGTATTGATGAAAATTTATCACCACGACCAGGCTAGTGCAACGCATATCATGACAGAGATTCATGAAAAAGGCAAAGGTGTTGCTGGATTATATACATATGAAATAGCAGAACAAAAAGCAGGAGAAACTGTAACGTCTGCTAGAATGAATGGATTTCCGTTGGCAGTAACCGTCGAAGCAGAATGAACAGAGCAGTTTCTCACTTAAAGTCTTTATGGGCTCATGCCCATCCAGATTCAAAAAGACTACAATTTATATACCTAATAGGTCTGGGATTAATTCCATTTACAATCTTATATGCACCATTCAGGGAATGGTTGGGATTTGGTTGGTGGTTCCTGATGTGGATTTATGTAATACAATACTTTGCAATTAAATTTGACACCGTAGTTTATCATAGATTATTTGCACATAATTTATATACTGTCAAGCCTTGGTTTGAACGTGTACTAGTATTGATAAGTCCCTTGCTATTACAAAGCTATCCTGCAGGTTATTCATGGCTTCATTTACGTCATCACAAGTACGCTGACCAAGAAGGCGACCCGCATCCTCCCGTTAGTAAAAATAGACGTCGTTGGAATAATTTACTGTTTCCGTTTTTAACTGAACCAGGCCCAGTAGAATACAAGTTAGTATTACCTTTAATGAAACGACCATTACAGACATGGATTATGAAATACTATTGGCCTGTTACTATATTGTATATTGTCCTAATAGGATTAATCAGTTACAAGTTTTTGTTTATATGGCTAATGGGTACACAGTTAGCTACGTTTGGTGGCGCAAGGTTCAACACTTATGCACATCAAAATGATAAAATGGCCATGGATGATATGCATATTAAAAATCCACAAGTTCATTCAGCAGTTAATCTTAAGAACTCATGGACAGTTTTATTAGGTGGTAGTGGTGAAAAATATCATTACATGCATCACACATATCCTCGACGTTGGAATTTACATCCTGAATCTGATCAAGGCAAACTAGACCAGAACGCATGGATAATTGACAAGCTAGTAAGAATTGGCATTGCAGAAGTAAAAACACCAATATGATATTCTTGGACTACTATAAAAAAATCTACAATAATCAACATGTGGCCGGATTCCGTTTGCAAGTCATTTACCACATCGGTATGCTGATTTTATTGAGTAGTATTTTTATTGAACCATTCAGAGAGTGGTTGGGATTTGGGTGGTGGTTCTTATTATTAGTATTCATTGTACAACGTGTATGCGGCCAATACTCTACATTATTTTATCACAGAATGTTGGCACACAATCACTTTACAGTTGTACCTTGGTTTGAACGATTAGTTGTATTAATGAGTCCGTTTGCCCTGCAAGGATATCCTGCAGGTTATGTTGTTGTACACTTAATGCATCACAAGTATGCTGACCAAGAAGGAGATCCGCATCCCCCAGTTAGTGCTACCCGTAAGCGTTGGGTTAACCTAGTGTTTCCTTTTTTACACGACAGTAAAGAATTAGAACTCAAACTGATTATCAAATTCATGAGAAGGCCAGCGCAGAAATTTATTACCAAGTATTACTGGCATATGGTTGCACTTATTACTGTGTTATTCTGTATTGTAAATTATAAACTATTGTTTATTTGGTTAGCTGGTACACAACTTGGTATCTTTATGGGTTATATGCTAAACACCTACGGACATAATCCGCCCGATAGTAAATTATATTTCTGGAAACATTATCGTGGTGATATTGATAGCACACATAAAGCAGTTAATTTACCAGGCTGGAGTTTACCAGGCCGCGGCGAAAATTGGCACTATGTGCATCATACATATCCTAATCGTTGGAATTTTCATCCCCAAGCAGAGCAAGGCAAGCTAGATCAAAATGCATGGATAATAGACAAGTTAGTAAAACTTGGTATAGCAGAAGTTAAAACGCCAGCGTAACATGGATCAACTAAAAGAACATCACGTAGATGCAGTTAGACTTCAGACTCTTTACCTATTAGGTATCGGTTTGTTATTGACTGCTATACTCGTTGAACCATTCAGGGAATGGTTGGGTTATAGCTGGTGGTTCCTGTTAATGGTATTTGTCATACAACGCATAGCAGGACAATATGGTACACTAGTTAATCATAGATTTTATGCACACAGTTACTTTAGTGTGCCACGTTGGTTAGAGCTAACTATTGTTGCATTGTGTCCTTTATTTTTACAAGGATATCACACTGGTTACGTATTGATACACATCACCCATCACAAATACAGTGACCGAGAAGGTGATCCGCATCCTCCCGAAGATACACATGGACGAAATAGACTTACTGCATTGTTGTTTCCTTTCATGCATCAGTCAGGTCCACTAGAATGGCCACAGTGGAAACTAATTATAAATCATATGAAACGACCCGGCCAGAAAACGTTAACACAACATTACTGGAAATTTGTATTAGGAATTACATTTGTTCTTGCACTAATTGATTATAAGTTAATCCTAATATGGGTTATGGGAACACAGTTGGCTATCTTTGCGGCCGCTGTACTTAATACATTTGGCCATAACCCTGCCAATAGTAAACTATATTTTTGGAAGTATATACATCCTAGTCAAGGACTACAGAATCATAAAGCGGTAGATTTGCCTGGTTGGTGGTTTGGCCGCGGCGAACAGTATCATGGAACACATCATTGCTTTCCGCAACGTTGGAATTTTCATCCAGATAGCCAGCAAGGAAAAATAGAACACAATGCTTCTATTATAAATTGGTTGGCAAAAGTAGGACTTGCAAAAGTTAATACTTGATAGTATAATTAACTATTAGAGAGACACAAAATGAGAATAATCGACGACGTTAAACTTGATTTCAAAGACGTGCTGTTCGTACCTAAACGTAGCGTATTAAAAAGCAGAAAAGATGTAGATTTAAATCGCACGTTTAAATTCAAACACAGTAACACAGTATGGACCGGCGTTCCAATTATGGCCGCAAACATGGATGGCGTTGGTACATTTAGTATGGCCCGAGCGTTAAATGAATATGGTATGTTTACTTGTTTTGCAAAAAGCTACGACCTTGACGACTTTGTACAAAAATCAGGCAACTTGCTACACTACAATAACAATGTTGCAGTAAGCTCGGGCACCAGTGACAAAGACTGGTCCAAGCTACAACAAATTTTAAATTCATTTCCTGAACTGAATTTTATTTGCATTGACATTGCTAACGGATACAGCGAACACTTTGGAGACTTTGTTGCCAAAGTCAGAGCACGGTATCCCACACATACAATTATTGCAGGTAATGTTGTTACTGCTGATATGACCCATGAATTAATATTACGAGGAGCAGACATTGTCAAAGTCGGAATTGGCCCGGGATCGGTATGTACAACTAGGATACAAACTGGGGTTGGCTACCCGCAACTTAGTGCGATTATTGAGTGCGCTGATGCGGCACATGGTCTTGGCGCCCATATCATTGCTGATGGTGGTTGCACTTGTCCAGGCGATGTGGCTAAAGCAGTTGGCGCCGGCGCAGACTTTGTTATGTTGGGCGGTATGTTAGCTGGACACATGGAAGGCGGCGGCACAATAGAAAATGGTAACGTTACATTTTACGGGATGAGTAGCAAAGACGCACAAGAAATACATGGCGGATTTAAAGATTATAGAGCAAGCGAAGGCCGCGCAATTACAATGCCATTTCGAGGTACAGTAACCAGTACCGTAAATGAAATATTAGGTGGATTGCGTAGCACCTGCACTTATATTGGTGCACCTACGCTTAAACAGTTGAGCAAGTGTACTACATTTGTCAAAGTCAATCGTCAAATTAATGACGTATTTTTAAAGTAAGGAAATATTATGGATATGGATCAAGCGGCAGTTTTTTTAGCCGGAAGCATACTTACCGGTTTGGGAATGATAATTGTGGCGGCTACTATTGTTGCTATTAATAACGTAGTTTCAAAATACTGGAAGCCCGTTAGAATATTTACAGCAGATAGTTGGGCATCAACTCCAAGATACGTAACTCTAGAAGAATATAAAGAATATCAAGACAAACTGGCGGCTTCGGAAAAAATTGAACCCGTTATTGTAGATAATAGTACTATGGATGCCCGTAAAAGTTCTAAGAGTAAAATTCAGTGATTGACCAAACCGGATTTTTAACCGGTAAGAAATTTCTAATTACAGGTGTACTTTCTACTAGGTCAATTGCCTACGGCATTGCAAAGGCATGCCATGCTCAGGGCGCCGAACTAGCATTTAGTTACGTAGGCGAAAGGTTTAAGGATCGCATTACAGAATTTGCATCTGACTTTGGATCTAACCTAGTATTTGAATGTGATGTGTCTAGTGATGAGCAAATTGCCAAGTTAATGACAGATCTAAGTCATCACTGGACTTCTTTTGATGGACTAGTACATGCTATAGGATTTGCTACAAGAGAATCAATTGCCGGAGATTTCTTAGACGGACTCTCTAGAGATTCATTTAGTATAGCGCATGATATTAGTGCATATAGCTTTCCAGCATTGGCTAAAGCTAGTTTACCATACTTAAACGATAATGCCTCATTTCTTACATTGACTTATATCGGCTCCGTTCGAGCAATACCCAATTATAATACAATGGGATTAGCTAAAGCGAGCCTCGAGTCGTCAGTACGTTACCTGGCAAAATCATTGGGATCGCGTGGAAAAGGGTACAGAGCCAATGGTATTAGCTCTGGTCCTATAAAAACACTGGCCGCTAGCGGAATTAAAGATTTTAGTAAAATTCTTAATGTCGTAGCAGAAAACTCACCAATTGGCCGCAACGTGACAATTGAAGACGTGGGCAATGTAGCGGCATTTTTAATGAGTGATTTAGCGGCAGGTATTACTGCTGAGATAACTTATGTTGATGGCGGCTTTAGCCATTCGGTAGGAAGCCTAACTTAGTTTACTCCCAAAATCCAATAAATAATGGATACGGGAGAATTATAGTGGCAAATATTATTGGCGCAGGCGCGGCGGGCAGAATACCTTTTTATAATGTACAAGGTACAGATATAGTAGCATCTAATGCGGCATTGGCATGGAGCAATATAACATCTACATTAAAATTAGTAGCAGGTAAAGTAGAAATTATAAGAACTACATACGATACTACATTAAGTAACGGTTATTATTATCAACAGTCGCATACTAATCAGCTTTCAGGAAACACATTAACAGCAGTTAGAACTCGTGGTACCGCCGCCGCCCCGGGCGCAGTTTTGTCAGGTGATGTCTTAGGAAAAATACTCTTTGCAGGATATGATGGGATCACTGCACAACCAGTTAGTTTTATCCAAGCAGTAGTCGATGGCTCCGTTGCTACCGGTAATATATCCGGAGGATTGCAATTCGGTGTCAGAAGTGGTAACAGCTCGATTGTAGCGGCACAGTTAAACAAACTAGGACAATTTGGTGTTAATACTCTTACAAATTATAGCGGCACAGTTTTAAATATTTCATCGACGGGTATTGTAGCAGTTAATTCAGCTACAACAATGTCGTTGGCCAGTGGCGGCGCCATGTCAATTATCCCCAATGGCGCATTGACATTAAAGTCCGGATCTGCCGCACCCGGCGGCATTTCAATAGCAGTAAACGGCACTACATTGATTAATCCTAGCGGTACTGTTACTATAAGTGGAACGGCTGTGGCCGTTAGTCCTAGCGGCAATATTACACTAAGCCCTAGTGGTAATGTAATATTGGGAGCAATTTCCAAAGTAAAAGTCACAGGTGGAACCCCAGGCCAAATGATAGTTACAGACGGTACTGGCAATCTAACCTTTTCAACTGCTCCGCAGACATCAACAACATTACAGCAATTAACAGATGTTACTATATCTGTGCCAGTAGTAGGACAAGTAATTAAATTCAACGGAGCACAATGGGTCAATGGCAGTGATGCAACAGGAGGTGGTGGGGGCGGCGGATCAATGGCGTCAAGAACCACTGTTTCCGGAACATCAGCGGCCATTACCAATGGTGGCATGACAAATATAACCATACCTGCATTTAAAGGATTTAATCTATATAAAATTACAGTTAGTAATCCTGCATGGGTAAGAATGTATTCTAGTGCCGTGGCACAGGCAATAGATACTACTGCTGACCAAACTAGACTTGGATGGAATTTACTAGGCAGATCGATATCAACTGATCCAAGTCCCAGCGCAGGCGTATTAGCAGAAGTAGTTACTACTACAATAAACGAAACTGTTTCTTTTAGTCCAGCAGTTATCTGTTATAATAACGATCTTGTGGTATCTAGTAATACATATATTACAGTTCAAAATTTAACAAACACAAACGGCTCACAGGCCTTTACCGTTACTTTAACTTTACTACAAACTGAAGCATAACATGTCTGAATTACAACCACACGAAATATTAGAAGAATACGAAGTTACCCTCAACGATAAAACTGACCTTGATCAGTTTTATAAGGACATGGAACAACTAACAACTGGGTTGCATAGAGTATGCCCTAATAGAATAGTTGAATGTGTTAACCGCCGATCAATCAGCAAGACAACGAACTATATGCTTAATAGTGTAGAAGTGGCCAAACTTGCGTTGGATCCGAGAGTAATGAATATTGATTTGGCTCCTAACTTGCGTGGACTAATAAAAAAATTAAATTGGCTTGCATCGCAGACATCTACTAAATGGAATAAAAGCGATACAACAACCAATGATATGAAACCATGGGGCTTGCTCAGAGTAATTAATGGAACAAATTACGGAGCACAAGGCCTTTCGGCTTGGGGTAGTGCTAATTATCCTAATGTCACTGCTACTGTGAACACTACTAGTTCAGGAAGAAATGTTGATGTGATTATAATCGACGAAGGTCACCCTGACTCAGCTCACCCCGAATTTGCTAAGAATCCCGACGGCACAGGCGGCACCAGAATAGTTAGGTATAATTGGTTTCAACATAATGCAGAAATTGGCCGCGGCGCCAATTCAACATATAATTATGCATATCAGGGTTCTGGACATTCAACGCATACATCGTCGACAGTAGCAGGCAATACAATGGGCTGGGCCCGCGATGCAAATATATACAATTTAGATTTCACAACAGTTGACGAACCAATGGATTATGTCAGGATGTTTCATAAGTATAAACCTATTAATCCAGAAACAGGAAGAAAAAATCCTACTATTGTTAATAACAGTTGGGGATATTATAGCGGCGGTGGTAGTGCATCACAGATCAGTAGAGTTATATACAGGGGAACAACATATACTCCTGTTACAGGTCCTCCAGCACCGACTGGCGTTAGTGGAGTATACGGAAATACCGGTACTCCGTCTGCAGAATTAGTATCGTTTATTAACAGCGGCCAAACAATTACCAGCGACGGAGCCAGCATACAAGTGCAAGCTCTTACTGATAATAATCTACCAAGTAGTCCTGCAGGATTACAATATTTTTCTACTGCTCCTACGGTAGGCAATAATGATGATGGTTACTGGAGAATAGATTTACCATTTATTATAAGTTTTCTAGGCGCAGGCCAAACATCAGTATATGTAGGAACAAATGGGTATCTTACTTTTGGCAGTGGTAGTACGGTATATACTAATCTTTCTCCGTCAAATCCAGCTGGTCCGAAGATAATGTTAACCGCAGGCGATAATAGTGTTCAAAGAATATATTACGGACAAGAAGGTTCTAGTAATGATAGAACATATAGAATATATATCGAGGGTACTAGTAGTTGGTCCGGGACAACTGGATCACCGAATCAAATATACGAATATACTTTTTATAAAAATTTCCCCACACGAATAGATTTAAAGGTAGGAATCAATGCCAAGGTACAATCAAATACTTCTGGATTTACTTCCGCTGAATTGTTTAATTGGCATTTTATAACAGGTCAGAATTTTCCTGCCAAAGTAATAAGCGTTGATGTCGACTATGAAGATGCCATGGCAGAAGGCATAATAACAATGGGCAGTGCCGGTAATAATGGGTGGAGACACGATTTAGTGTCGGGCCCTGATTATAATAATACTGTTACAATTGGCGGACAAGACATATATTATGAACAAGGATCTAGTCCTAATTCGGCTGGCACTGATTCTACTAGAGTTTGTATCGGCGCAATTGATCACGGATCATTGGAAAAGAAAGCATACTATAGTGATACTGGTCCAGGCGTAGATATATGGGGTCCAGGCAGTATGATAATGGGTGCGTTTTTAAATGCATCTTATGTGACACCGGCGGTTCCAGATCCAAGGAACTCGGCTTTCTATCTTAACAAGTTAAGCGGAACGAGTATGGCAGGTCCAATGGTCTGCGGTATGTCGGCCTGTATCTTAGAACAGTATCCACATTGGACTAATTATGAATTGAAGAAGTATCTACAAACCACTGCCACCATAGCAATGGAAGACACTACACCGGTTACTTCTGCAAATTACAGAAATGCATTATGGGGTAGTCAGAAATTTTATCAAACATACAAGTACGAGCGTAATACTACCGGAGTTCTTTGGCCAAATTCTACTAGAAATATTTCATTGAGAGTGACTAGACAGCCGGATGCCAATACTGCATATTGGCCGCAGGTTACTGCGTCAGGAGCCATATACCCACGCCGTATATTGGGCAAAAAATAATTGGTTGACAATTAATTCATTTAATTATATAATAGCAATTCATTTAAAGGATTGTTGTGCCAAAGTGTTATCAACTAATTGGAGTTCCTGCCGCTGGCAAAAGTACTTGGTATAAAAATCAGGGCTGGCTGGGCGAGGATAAAAAGGATCACAAGTATGTTAGTACTGACCAGCATGTTGAAGGATATGCTGAGGATCAGGGCAAAACCTACAGTGAAGTCTTTGAAGAATACATGCCCACCGCGGTCAAACAAATGATGGTTAATGTTAACATGGCCGCGGCCTTGCAATTGGATATTGTTTGGGATCAGACTAGCACTACTGTTAAAAGTCGTGCTCGAAAGTTTAACGCATTACCAGAGTCATTGAACTACGAGCATATCGCCGTTGTATTCCGGACTCCGGAACGTAGCGAGTTGGATGTGCGTTTGGCTAGCCGTCCCGGCAAGCATATTCCAAAAATAGTCATTGACGATATGATTGCAAATTGGGAAGAACCAACTCTATTAGAAGGCTTTAAAGAAATTTGGTACGTTTGACATTATGGCAAAGTGATGTTATAATATCACATTAAACAATAAAAGGTATCATATGGCTGGCAAAGCAAAATCAATTTACTTAACAGTAACCAAAATTGGTTCAATGAAAACAGAGTTTCACAGGATGTTTTTTGATGCCAAAGCATATAATGAATATGTTAAGTCGGACGAGTTCAAGGCCACGTGGCCAGTCGAAGAGTATAATATTGTAAAAGAAACTTATTAAAGAAAGGAGTATGGTATGGCTTACAACAATGGAAATCAGTATGACCAAGAAGCAGAATATGCTAAAAAGTCTATGACAGAATTGATTGCTATCCGTACTCAGTTTGAGTTAGCAGTAATTAATTACCCGAATGGCCCTAAGATGTTTAACGAACATCTTGAGTGGGTCAAACTGAAAATTGCAGAAAGAATTGGAAGGAAATAATATGCCCTCAGTATTTTTAGTCAGTGACACACACTTTGGACACATGGGTGTCTGTAAGTTTACCCGTAACGACGGGGTAACCAAATTACGACCATACGACACGCCCGAAGAAATGGACGAAGATATGATTGCAAAATGGAACGCCAAGGTCAAGCCCACAGATAAAGTGTACCATTTAGGCGATGCAGTTATTAACCGCAAGTCCTTAAAGACATTAGGCCGCTTAAACGGCGACAAAGTTTTGATTCGTGGTAACCATGACATCTTTCGTGATGATGAGTACCGAATGTACTTCCGTGAATTACGTGCATACCACGTGATGAATGGAATGATATTAAGTCATATTCCGTTACACAGTGATAGCATGGGTCGTTTTGGTACTAACATTCACGGACATACTCACGCAAATCGTGTGCGTAAAGCTCGTGGTGTAGATGCACGTACAGGAGAAATTTTGTACAGTGATGAAATTGATCCACGTTACCATTGCGTTTGTGTTGAACAAACTGACTTTGCACCTATTTTGTTTGAAGACGTTATAGCACGTATTGAAGCAGAAGGCGGAAGTGTAGGATTCAAGAACGGAAACGGCCCCACTATGTAGGTTGACAGTAAATCCAATTAATTGTATAATGTGGATACTATGAAATTTTACCTAGAGACAACTAAGTGGGCCGATTCTGTTCCCAATCACGTATACTTGCTGTCGGACGATAAAAGCAAAGCATACGGGTACGTAAGGCATGGGACCGACTTTGTTTTTACGTTTTCAAAGCCCTTTGGGTTTGGGACAAGGGGAAGAAAATTTGAAGAAGTAGCTAATACTTTTAACTACAATTTAGAGCCCGAAATAACTAATACTGAAGTACTAGCCGATAACCCATCAAAAGTATGGACTATTGCAGGGTCAAAAGGTAATACTTATACAGTAACTTTAAAAGGTAGTACTTTATCATGCAGTTGTCCCGGGTACACTTATCGCCGTAATTGCAAGCATACTGAATCTGTTGCATAAAAACAACAGTTTTTTTGGTTGACAATTAATTGGATTAATTGTATAATATACTCATGGACAGTAAAAAAGTATACCGCAAAAGACGTCAGGACCGCAAACATGCAGTCTACGTAATCACGAATGTTGTAACAAAACAACAGTATATTGGCATTACTGTGGTGTCAGACACAGTACAGAAATCATTGAAAGTACGTATTCAAAAACACGTTCGTCGTGCATTGACAGAAAACAAAGATTGGGAATTGTGCAAGTCAATTCGTGAACATGGCACATTGGCTCATACTTACGGTCTTGTAGAAATCCTACGTGGCCGCAAGCCAGCCCATGCTAGGGAACGTGAATTGATTCGCAAGCATAATCCAGCATTGAACAGCCATTAAATTGGTTGACAATAAATCCAATTAATTGTATAATATACACATAGACAGCAACAAATAGGAGTTAAAGATGGCATACGTTTCCCAGGATTTGAAGTCAAAGCTGACGCCTAAGATCAAGGCTATCTGTAAAAAGTATGGTGTCAAGGCCAGTATTGCAGTTCGCAATCATATGACTCTTGTGCTAAATGTCAAGTCCGGCAAAATTGACTTTATTACTGATTACGGTGACACTCCGGAATCCCGAGCTGATGCTAAAAAGTTCGGCATTCAAGTTAACCCTTATCACTACAAAAGTCATTTTGTTGGCAATGCCAAAAACTTCTTAAGCGAAGTTATCCCTGCTATGAATAACGGTAATCACGATAACAGTGATATCCAAACTGACTACTTTGATGTGGGTTGGTATGTTGACGTTAATATTGGCAAGTGGAATAAGCCTTACACCGTTGAATCAATTTAATTGACATAAATTGGTTTTGGTGTTATAATTAATACTTAGAAACAAAAGGAATTCACAATGAGTTATGTAATCGTTGCAAAAGGTACTGGTCTTATCGTAACAGATGGTCCTAACAAGACCCGTGCTTACAAAACTTTTGGTGCCGCAAAGGCCACTAGAACTCGTTTGTGCAACAAAGCAGGTTGGACAGAAAACCAACTGAACATTGTGGACCGTGCTACCTACACCGCACCTAAAATTACTGTAAAGAATTTGATGTCGGGTAAGCCTGTAGAAATCGATGCAGACACTCCTTGGTGTTGCAATCCTGCTAGTGAAACTTATTGGAGCATGTAATTAAATTGCATCGCAATAAAAGAATTAATTAATATGGGTAAATATATGAATGACACTATTACAAGAAATGCTATGGCTAGCAATAAAAGGCCTTGCTTACATAGCCATCGGGTATACTCTACATCAAATCGGAATTCAATTAACCCATCCAGGTTTTTGGATAGTAATAGCATTAACTTTAACTTGTGATCTCACTAGCATATGGTACAGTAACGCAAGAATTTTCAGACTACTAACAGAGATTGAAACAGATGGCCACAAAGAAACCCAAGTACCCGACCGTTAACGTATTCATTGCCAGTGCTATGGCATATAGGATTAATAATGGTTATGTTAACGGATACGAACAAGATCCGGCTACACAAAAATCAAAAATTCTCAATAAAGACATAATGCAAACTGCATTGCAGTCCGACATTGAATTTAATGCCGATGACATTTCTATTGGAAATGAAATGTATGAACATTTTAAAGGTATCTTGTTTAAAGGTATAACAAATCGGCTTAACAATTTTGAAACAGCAATATCACAACTTATTGTTAAAGATGAATTGTCTAGATTTGAATTCGGTATCGTTGCAAGTCTCGGCAAAGTGTATAACACAGATATAAAAAGAGAAAAAGATCGCGACAATATCTCAAGTGTGGGAAACCGAAGCGAATACATTTCTACAACGGCTTTGACTAAAGCAACCTTTCTTTTGGACATCAACATATTGACAAGTACCTTGCTTCCGTTGTATAATTGTTGGACGGTGACAGCAAAAACTGTGGAAAATAATTTAGTTGGATTTTATATGAAAACAGATCCAATTACATATATCGGCAAAAATGTAAAAATTCGGTGCCGTGTTAAAGATCGAAAAGTTAGTAGAGATGGATTTAAAACTACTTACTTAAATTATGTTAAACTACTCTCGGAGGCGCAATGAAGTATTAGAAAAACAATAAGGTTTTCGAAATAGTACAGTTTTATTTTAATTTAAGAAAAGGAACATGATAATGTTTATCATTTATAAAGAAACAAAGCAACCGCACAATGCGGTTTATGTGGCAGAAGATGCCTATAAAGGTCCTGCATGTGCGTATGCAGGTGCTGAACCCGGTTGTGTTTATGAGGACCGCAAAGACGCGGAGATCGACGCAAGTTGGTTGTACCGTAGTAGCTCGGCCGTGTACCGAGTAGTAGAGCTGACTAGCAAAGCGGCCTAACATGAAGGTCGGCCAAAGCTATAGTCGATGTGTCAGGGACATCGTTGACGGCACAGTAAGCATTGACGATGTCCTTGTAGTTATTAGTCGCACGGATTTCGATCCGCACGACGACGAGCAGTGGAGTGGCATTTGGCAAGGCTATCGTGGGCGCCATGGCCTCAGTAACCCCGAGTGGTATGACTACCCCGAAGAAGATGAATCTAAGTTCCGTAGTGTAAGTATTATGCTATGGGATGACGGCAAATTGCATCAACCACGTAAATTTGGCGCCGGTGCTCATCGTAGTCGCGAAGTCTGGCTTGACGTAATTCCATCAGACGGCGATTCTGTAACTAATGTTGCAGTTAAAGAAGCATGGAATACTTATCGAGTGCTCAGAGAATTATCCAGATGAACGAAACTATTAAAGCAACTATTAAAGCAGGTGCAGACATCCACGCTGGCGACGGCGGCTATAGTATAGGCACTAAAGAAAAGTATGACGAATTTGTTAAAGGCCGCAATCAATCGTTGGGTCAAATGCGAATTAAAGAACTTGCGATACAAGCTGGCCTGATTGCTCCTTACGGTAGTGATCATGAAGGGTTGCGTGATTTTGATTATAGAGAATTCGCCAAGTTGATTGTGCAAGAATGTCTAGCACAGGTTGATAAAGTAGATGAAGTGTGCGAGGATGATGCAGAAAAACTAGGTATATCTTGGGTCGGCTATGCAATTGCAAAACATTTTGGAGTCGAAGAATGAACGGTACACCCACAAGCAGTGGTACGGGAATAACGGGCTTCATTGAAATCTTTGAGGGTAGACTTAACAAAATGAAGCTACACCTTAAAGAAGAATTAAGCAAAGCCAAAGGTGAACGAGACCGTAAAGCCATACGCAGGATTACTGCTGATGCAAAGAAACTAAACAAGACACTAAAAGAAATGCGTAATGCTAATATCAAACTGTGTCCACATTGTGGAGAAAAGTTATGAACGAACGGTTTAGAATGTTTGGCTGGGTACCAGATGGTACTTATGAACATGCTGACCACTTGGTTAGATATTGCATAGTGGACGGTAATCCTGTAATCACTATCGCCAAGCTATGGGTAGACCAAGGTGGTCCCCAGGACCTAGATCAATACTACAATCAACCGTGGGGCACATTCCCCGTTATGCCCACTAAACCAAAGAAGTAAGTATCATGAACAAACGAATTCAACAACTTGCCTCAGAGGCTGAATTAGAACTTACAATTGAGACAAAAAAGTTTGCCGAGTTGATTGTCAAGGAATGCATGAATCAAGTAAGAGAACAATATCTGCCCGTGCTAGAAGATGAACTTATGATGAAGGACACGCATCGGGATGGTTATGTCCAGTGCGGGGTTGATAGTTATGTAGCGATTAAAGAACATTTCGGAGTTGAAGAATGACTTGGGATTTATTTTGGGGATTCTTGGCAGGATACATAGTGGGTGTGCTATACATGGCATACCGTTCAAATATAGATTCCAGGACAACTACAGAATGAACCAACTGGAACAAAGCCGGATCTATCTTAGGCAATACCTGCGGGCAAGGCGTGACACACCATGGATTGTGCATGACAGCATGACAGCTCGCGCTGTGGATAGCCTACAGGATTTGGCTGGCATGGCGGGAGATTGGAACACCAACAGGCCGTATTGTTATTACTATTACCCACAGAAACATTTCGGAGTTGAAGAATGAACGAACAAATGAAACATTGGTCTATAGCATTTCCTGGCGAATTCGGCCAAGATGTTGTAGAGACATGGACAGAAGATCAAATCATCAAATCATATTACACATATTGGTCAACTAAAATGCTTGAAAATAATCATAAAGCAGAAATTAGTCGTGAACGATGCATAGAAGATTGGTGCACCGTTCATTGGGCATGGGCAGTTGAGGAGCGTAAGTAATGAAACTATCGGTTGTGGTCGAGCAAGATGGAAAAAGTAAAACAATCTGCACTTGGGAACAAGAACCTTGTGTTCCAACAGGTGAGGTCAAAGATGTTACCGAAGAGGTATTAGCGGAGATTAACCGGTGGATTAAAATACATTTCGGAGTTGGAAAATGAACGAACGAATTCGAGAACTTGCTCTACAGGCTCAAAAAGTTGTTGGATATACTGATGGTGGATATACAGAAATCAAAGCATTAGACCAGGAAAAGTTCGCCGAGTTGATTGTTAGGGAATGTGCTAAGATTGTTACGGATGCAGTAGATCACTGTGAACCCGCAAGCACCTATGCGGATAAGATTAAACAACATTTTGGAGTTGGAAAATGAACGAACGAATTAGAGAACTGGCTGAACAGGCTGGTATTGCTGTGTGGGGTGATGCTGTGTATATGTATCATCCAGGTAATACCTTGGACTCAACTGTTATGACAAAGTTCGCCGAGTTAATTGTGAAAGAATGTTTGAAAGAATCTATGGATGAGATTGTTGCCGATGAAGAAATTGCTCAGGAAAAAGATCCATTAATTAGGGAATACCTGACAGGCAATAATCAAGGTATCGTAGATGCGGTTGTTAGATTTAGAAATCATTTCGGAGTTGAAGATGAATGAACGAATTAAACAACTTGCTGAACAGGCTACTACCTACATCGATCCTTCGGCCCATGATGGGGTGTGTTGGGACTTTGATAAAGAAAAGTTTGCCAAGTTGATTGTGCGAGAATGTATCTGGGCATTTGGTGAGACACGTACAGAGCCCAGTCTAGAAAAATATATTTTAGATCGTTTAGGAATCATCAAATGAATTTATTTAAAGATAATTTAAATGCAATTGTTCTAAGTAGCACTACTATGCGTAATAGGGCAGATAGTGATACACAACTAGAACAATTGGGCAATCGATTGGACCACGCAACTGCCGTAGTTAAGTTATGTACACGTAAAGAACGCAAGACATGGAAATATAAATTCTGGAAAAATAACAGAGATTACTTACTTAGATGCTGGCGCAACGATATTACTTTAAAAGACATAAAGATGAAAGAAACTTTCACTGGAACCAAGTATAACATTGACTATACTTGGTTTGAGCATTCTGATCCAGGCCAAATAGGAGATAAGTTTAGTTTTATGATAACCGATATGATTGAAAGAGTATTTGGCAATGTCAGAGTGGATACTGCTCTTGAAGAAGCTTTTACTAGACATAAAGAAGAACGTTTACGTAAAGGACAATAAAGTTAAGGGCCAATAGCTTAATGGTAAAGCAGTCGACTCATAATCGATTGAGTGTAAGTTCAATTCTTACTTGGCCCACCACATTAAAATACCCGTTTTATACGGGTATTTTTTTGACTGATAACATACACTTTAACTCTAGCCAGATTTACTGTAAATACATTAGAGCTCTGATTGTGGCTTATAACATGAAATATGACAAAACTACAAAAATACTTTTTAATCGCAATAGCTATGCCACTAAACTTAGTGGCCGCACCGATATCGGATTTTTCCTTTAAAAGCCCTGCATTTAATGGCATTGGCTACAGTAGTCACGTATTAACGATAGAAAATCAAGAATTTACTCGTCAGAAGTCTGTCCGTGATGCTATACAAGCCGCAATAGAAAAGGCCGCGGCAGACAAAAAGAATACCAATCTACAAAAGTTTCTAAACAATTTAGAATCTAGAATTTACGCACAAATATCACAAAATCTTGCAACAGCAATGTTTAAAGATGGTGGCGCTACTAGTGGTACTTTAAATTTTGAAGGTAATACTATTTTTTGGACTAAGGACGGAACAACTAGTGTAACATTGGTCGTAACAGATACAGTAGGAAATCAGACAACGATTGTCATACCATTGGGGCAGTTCCAGTTTTAAGATGATAAAAAGATTATTATATATTACAACCTTAGTGATATTAAACGGATGCGCGGTGTCGCAGTTTGCCGGCATTACAGAATCGGATCCAACGGTAACTACGCAACGCGAAGCAGTTAAAAAAGAATTTGCTAATATTCCGTTGCCAGCAAGTACGAAACCGCTAAGTGTGGCAGTATACAGTTTTGCAGATAAAACTGGACAACGTAGACCACAAGCTAACGTGGCCAGTTTAAGTTCGGCAGTTACACAGGGCGCCGAAGCATTTTTAATTAAAGCATTACAAGACGTTGGCGCTGGTAATTGGTTTGAAGTAGTAGAACGTGTGGGCGTAGATAACCTTACTAAGGAACGTTTAATAATTAGACAGATGCGCGAAGCCTATGAAGGTTCAAATGCTAAACCGTTAATGCCATTACAATTTGCAGGAATGATAGTCGAGGGTGGAATCATTGGATATGACTCTAGTACTACCAGCGGCGGCGCCGGTATGCGTATATTTGGAATTGGAAGACAAACTCAATGGAGCACAGATACAGTAACAGTCAGTTTACGTGCAATATCAGTTAACACAGGAAAAGTTTTAATGACAGTAAATGTACAAAAAACTATTTTAAGTACAGCAGATTCCGCTACAGCACTGAAATTTTTTGATGCTGGCACACAAGCATTCGAAGCTGAATTAGGTTTAACTATAAATGAGCCTGGCACATACGCAGTTAAATCAGCTATTGAAATGGCAGTAGTAGAATTGATTAAAGAAGGCGAAAGGAAAGGCGTATGGGAATACAGAAAAACTATAACATCAGTAACACCTCCAGTGATACTAAAAGAAGAAAAAATAATACCACCCGTAGTAGTGGAAACACCTGCACCGAAGACAGTTGTAGTAGTGCCTCCAGAGGTGAAAAATGAGTTGGTTCAAAAGAGCGGCAAGGAAGAATCCCCCGGCACCCAAACCGCACCATCACCCATATCACTCGAGTCCAATGGCAGAGAAGCACCTGCAGGAAGCAAAATTGACGGGCCCAAAGAACCAAAGCCAGCTGGAGGAGTTACCGAGCCTGCAAGTACCCCCATTAAAGAAACCCCAGTCGAGAAAGAAAACAAACCCGTAGCGGTGGATATATCGACTGGAGTTAAACCTAATACTAGTTTAGCAGGAATAACATTATTCCGAAAAATGAAACTTAAAGAATCAGGACACATCTATTCTGAACCAAATTTACAGAGTGCAACTAAGTTGTGGTTCGTTAAAGGAACCACATTATCAATTAGACAACTGGGCTTTGACGGTTGGCTAAAAGTTACAGACAGCGAATATAAAGGCGGATGGATACACATAGATCTGTTGGAATGAACAGAAACACAAATTAGAATATTTGTGAATTCAGAGATAAGGTAGGGAAGTACCAAAAGGGTATGGTGTGTTAAACTATCACATCATATATAACATATGACAACAAAACAAATATTTTTGTTAGGGTTAATATTACTGAGTCAAGCGTCACAAGCGGCAGACAACAGTATTTTTATTGACCAAGCAGGAGATAACGCAACAATTACGATGCTCCAGGACGGAGCCTCAAACAGAGTACGAGCTGTACAGGGCGTAGGCACAGGTAATACAACGCCCAGCAGACTTCGAGGCGATGGCCTTCTTTTAAGTATCCAGCAAATAGGATCTGGTAATATATTAAACATGGGAGTAGATACTACTACGGCCAATGGATCCAATGCAACTAATGTATTTTACAAAGTACAAGGCAATAATGCTATAGCTACTATAAACATTAATGGCGATGGCTTGGGACTTGCCGCAAGTCAAACATTGAGTATAGATCAAGATGGTAATGACTCACTGGCAACAATTAATATGCTAGGAACTAATAATTCGTTAACCGCAATACAAGCAGGCGGAGCCAATAATTCATTAAGTGCAGATATAAATGCAAGTGATGTAATAGCAACAATTAATCAAACTGGAGGCGGAGCCAACGCAACAATTTTAAATATGACCGGAGACAAAGGCCAGGTTGATATTGTTACAGTAGGAGCCAGCAATAGTACTACAATAACACAAAGTGGTGGCAGTACTTTAGGACATTATGCTAAAGTTGATATTGCCGGATCTAGTAATACTACGGTAATTAACCAGTCTGGAACTGTTGATTCTACTATTAATTTAAAAAGCGTTGGTAACGGAAACGTTACTACACTGACTAGCAGAAATTAAAGAACGCAAATGAAATTGCACAAACTATTTGGAGCCATAATACTATTGGCCAGTATATCATTGGACGCAGGCGCATTTGTTGGAAAAGTCACGGAACAAATTGCCGCCGTGTCTCAGATTCAGCGAGCAAAGTCCACCGTAGAAGGAACCAAAGGAGCCGGTATAGAAATGAATGATTCGATTAAAACAGGATCAGGAAAAGTTGGTATTACGTTTGAAGATGACACTAAGGTACAGATAACTGAAAACAGTAAATTAGTAATAGATGATTTTGTATATGATCCTAAAAGTAAATCGGGTGGTAAGCTGGCAGTTAAGATAGCATTAGGTACAGTAAGATATGCATCAGGCCAGGTAGCTAAAAATAATCCGCAAAATGTTGCAATAACTACACCCACAGCTACTATTGGTGTTAGGGGTACAGATTTTACAACAACAGTTGACGAAGTAGGAGCAAGTACAGTTGTATTGCTACCCAGTTGTCCAGCGCCAAGAACGGGAAGGACTGTAAAAGATATTGAATATGAATGTGTAGTAGGAGAAATTATAGTTACCAGCGATATGGGTACAGTAATTTTAAATAAAGCATTTCAAGCTACACGAATATCTAGTAGAATGAATGCTCCCACAAGACCAGTTATATTAAATTTTAGTGAAGATCAAATGAACAACATGATGTTATTTACAGCACCAAAAGAATTACAAGCCGCCGCCCGAGAAAGCCGAGGCTTTAAGAGCGCACTGGATATAGACTTCCTTAAAGAAAAAGGTTTGGAAAATGCGCTAGATGCTTCACAGAAAGAGTTTTTCGGTAATAGGCTAAGTCAGGATTATCTAACAACAACATCGTTCTTAGAAAATATATTTGATATGGTAGGCGGAGCCTTAAACGAAGACTTACTAAAAGACGTAGATAGTCAGTTACCAGATTGGAAAAGAAGTAGCGGCATACAAGTATTTAAAGATGAACTAGGATTAACCCTTTACAGAGATAACGGCAGTGACATTCAAAGTGTAACTATACCATTAACACAAAGTGCGATAATATATCAGACGCAGGGAAGTTTAGAATTTAAGAATCGTGTTAACTCTGGGAATAACACTATTATTACGTTGACACAAAAATAAGTAGTACTATGAAAGATTATATTAACGATTATATTATTGCAATAGTAATTTTTGTAATAGCGGTTTTATTTTCATTAAGAGCAGACGCAACAACTATTGGCCCGGCAATGAATGTCAGTGGACAGGGTAGTGACTATATATTTGTGTACCGAGGTAACAACCCAGCAGAGTTTGATGCACTAGCCACAATAGGAATTAATAATTTAAGTGGCTGGCTAGCGTCTTGTACAAGTCCGGAATGTTCAGGAACAACTTATATTGTAGACCATGCTACACTAAACGGCGACTTTTTGTATCTTTATACCAGCGACGGCAATGGCAACATAGCATGGCCAGATTCTGGCAGGTACTATAGTTTTAGTAGCCCGCCAGTCACAACTACAACAAATTCTCAGGGCTCTTCACTGTCAATGACAACTGGGCCTGGCACTAGTGTTATTACACAAGGACAACAAGCAAAAATAACATTGCATCAAAATTACACGGCGCCTAATAAATTAATTTATATAGATCAAATTGGTGACAATAACGTTATTACAATTGATCAAAAAGGACATGGAGAAATTAATTTAACTATGCAAGGAAATACCAATACTACTAATATAAATCAAGGAGGTATCGGTATAGGCCAGAATCAAATTAAAATGAATACACTAGGAGATACTAATACTATTAACGTAAATCAAGGAAGAACTGTCAATGGTACACCTGAGGGTTCAAATGGACATTATTTAGAAACAGATATGGTGGGTACTAACAACTCAATGACATTACAGCAGAATAACACTGGCGGTGTGGGCGGCCATTTTATGTCAACTTCTATTTACGGTAACCAAAATTCTATAGTAGCCAAGCAAAATGATAACGGAAATAAAATAATGTTCATCGATGTTAGTGGAAATAGTAATGTTGCTGACATTGTGCAAAAAGGCACTGGCCAGCACTATTTAGATCTTAAAATGAACGGGGCGCAAAATAATGCAGTAATAGTACAAGAAGGTACTCAGCCAAACAAAGCAACAATCGACATGACTAGAGGACTTGGAGGTCCAAACAATTTGGATCTAATACAAAGTTCAACTACCAATCCACTTAGCATTAATTTATTACAAACCTGTACCAATCTAGCTGGATGTGGAACAGTTATTATTCGACAAAATTAAAGATTGCTTTTTTTAAACAATTATGTTAGAATTACTCTATGACTGAAAAAATTATTAAAATTTTGAAACGTTTCTTTACTGGAAACGGTATCGTAATATTGATCCTATTAGGGTTAATATCATTAAGAGTATATGACCCATGGCCTGTACAAGTACTACGATTAAAGAGTTGGGACTTCCTCCAAACTACTTTACCAAAAGTACATAGTAACGATGTAGTAATAGTAGAGATTGACGAAAAGTCAGTGCCTAAATACGGACAATGGCCGTGGGATAGAAAAGACATTGCAGATATAATCGATAAACTACGTGCCGGCGGGGCTGGTATTATCGTGATACCAGCGGTGTTTAGTGAACCTGATAGGGCTAAGGGCGATGATGTATTAGCTAAAAAAATTAAAGAGAATGGTGTAGTAATTGCACAAACAGTTACTACACAAACTAAAAAGCCAGATGCACAACGTAGGGGAGTTGCTAAAGTCGGAGAAGATCCTGCTCCGTTTTTATATGCTTGGCCTGGCGCATTGAAACCAATTAACATACTTGCAAATAATGCAGACGGGGTTGGAGTTATTGCCAGTGCCCCTGAGCCAGACGGTGTTGTCCGTAGAATGCCAATGCTGGTTCGCATCCAAGATAATATCTATCCTAGCTTAACAATGGAAGCATTACGTGTAAGCACAGGTGATCCCAGTTATCAAGTAAAGGCCAGCGAAGCAGGAATAGAAGCCGTGCGTGTGCCACAATATGGAGCAGTAACTACTGACCCCACTGGTAGTGTATGGATGAACTGGAATTATGAGTTTGACAGAATTAGTGTAACTGATGATTTTAAGAAACGAGTAAAAGATAAAGTTGTTATCTTGGGTGTTTCATTAGAAGGTGTTGGCGGAGTTATTGCCACACCAACTGGCAGTGCGTGGTCACATGATATGCAGGCCTCGATGATTCAAACAATTGTTGATAAAAATAATATTCAACGTTATGCATGGTCTACTTTTATAGAATTATTATGTATTGTTGCCATTGGTATTGCAATAATTTATTTTGTGCCACGTGCCAGTGTGTTACTAACAGTACCTATTATTGTAGTTTTTATTGGATTATATTCTTATAGCAGTTATTACCTATTTACAGAACTACATCAGTTATGGGATTATAGTTGGCCAGTTGTAACCGGATTCATAGTTTGGAGTTACATTGTATTCAATAAGTTTGCCAAAGAAAATGCGTTAAAGAAACAAATTGCAAAACAGTTTGGCACATACCTAAGTCCTGCATTAGTTGCTAAATTACAAAAGAATCCAGAGCTATTGCAACTAGGCGGCGACGAGCGTGAACTAAGTATTATGTTCACTGACGTTCGAGGATTTACTACTATCAGCGAACACTATGGTAAAGATGTACAAGGCCTTACTAAAATCATGAACCGTTATATGACAGCAATGACTAAAAAGATCATTGACAATAACGGAACACTGGACAAGTATATCGGTGATGCACAGATGGCATTTTGGAACGCACCAGTTGATGAACCAAGACATGCACACATGGCCGCAAAGACAGCATTGGAAATGATGGGGAGTTTAGATGAGTTTAATAAACAAGTTGTGGCAGAAGGTGTGCCAGCTTTTGGTATGGGTCTTGGCATTAATAGTGCCGCCGTTGTTGTGGGTAATATGGGTAGCGATCAGCGTTTTGATTACACTTGTCTTGGCGACGGTGTTAATTTGGCGAGCAGACTCGAGGGTCAGTCTAAGCCGTATGGCGTCAAGATTGTTTTAGGACAACGTACAGCAGAATTAATTAAAGACGAGTACTATTGCTTAGAATTAGATTGTATTGCAGTTAAAGGCAAAAAAGAAGGTGTATACGTTTATACACTATTAGGCAATGCCAATGAATTAAGTATTCCTGAAGAAGATACAACAAAACATAATGCAATGCTTGAATTATATCGTAAGCAAAAATTTGATGCGGCTATACGTTCGACAAAAGAACTAATGGGTAAGTTCAACGGACAAATGGATCATTATTATGAACTATGGATTGACCGTTGTAAGGAAATGAAACAATCTACCTTGCCAGCTGATTGGGATGGCGTGTACAGGGCAACTAGTAAATGAACGTACTAATATTCGGCGGCGGCTCCAAATGGGGATCGGTGTTTACAACGTATATTAAAAGTCTAGGACACGATGTAGATGTGATATCTAGCTCAACAGGAAATATTAAATTTGATTGGAGACATTCAAATTTACAAACACTTACTGATACGCTAACACCGTTGCAACATAAGTCCTACGACTTAGTATTTTTTAATCAAAATGCAGGGGGCGGCCCAAATGATGTATGGTATAATAACACTCACACATTCCCAGTAGAAGCGTGGCAACAAGACTATTGGATTAATTGTCAGTTACCTTATTATGCTATTAAGTTATTAACATTATCAGACAATGCAAAAATTGGTTGGATGTTAACTGGATTAATAGATGGTAAACAAAAAGACATGTGGAAGTATGCAGGATACGCCGCTGTTAAAAGCACAAACATACATATCATGCGTGGATTTGTCGAACACTATCCACATACATTTTTTTGTATCAATCCTAGTTGGTTTCCTCCCGGAGAAGAAATTAAAGATGCAACACAGATCTTTAATATCATAGACAGGTTAACAACTGCTGACAGTGGAAAAGTTTACAATAAAACTGGTCTAGAGTGGGATAGATATAAGTTTAATTAAACAAGGCACATTGCAACATTGCAGGCCTGTACAATATATCGAAATGTAATTTCATTGTCAGCACACTGTTGGGCCGCACGAATGTCCCTTATCTCAGTTAACAAATAATTACGCTCATCTTCAGTTAGATTACCCAATTGACATTGCTCTGTAATTTCTTGTATTTCGTGTTCTAGTGGATGCATATTATCTTCCTTGCCATGCCAATTTGGCGGCTTCTATTCGTTGTTCGGCAGTTTTCTTACCTAATTCACAGAACATTTTACTGCCGCCTTTACTCATACGTTCGGTATGTGCATACAAACCTTTCATGTTTGCAGTCTGCGGATCTTTACGCCATTCGGCATACTGTGATAATACTTCAGCATTCCGATGTGCAATTGTCCAATCAGCTTTTTCACAGTCTATGCGTTTAATTGCTATGTCCGTGGTTACCAAGTGATTAAACATTACAGGATCATGATCACGTGGCCAGTACTGTTTTAAGTCCTGTAGAGTTGAACAACCACTCAGTGATATGATACCTATTAATAATATAAATTTTTTCATTTGTTTTTAATTTTATCAGCTTCATTTATTGCGTCATGAAACTTTTTATTGGCCTGTGCTTCTACCACAGCCGTTTCCATAACACGGTCGCTTTCAATCATCTTACCGCGAATGGTCAACACAGTATTAACTTTTTGGTTTAAACGAATCAAGTCATTGTCCAACATACGTATGCGGTCAATGAGTGCAATAAGAACTCCGTTTGCTTCACTGATAACTGGCTTAACTTCTACTGTTGCCCATGTCCATACGTACTTGATAATAAAGCCCATTCCAACTGCCATGACAATTGGAAAGCCATACTTGTTAATTAATTCTACTATATCACCCATTATGTTAACCATCCTATAATAAAGCCGATAACTAGCCCAATACCCAATGCTTTAGCTAGGTCTATATCATGCCATAATGGTTGTGCTTTTAAATATTGTTTTGTATGCTCAGGCAAACCGTCATACCATGATTCCCATTTGTTCATACTATTCCTTTATAACAATGCACTGTTATAAATGCACAAATAAGAATTGTTATTGCGATAAGTTTTGTTTTTTTAATATCTATACGCATTAATGTTTGATGACAACTACAAAATGTTTTTAATTTTACAGGGCAGTCGAGTGCCTTTTTTAACACTGACCGTTTTATTGCTAGTGGCACTTAGTCTCTCCTAGCATCCGTTTTACCGTCTGATCTGCTTATGCGGTCGACGTCAGGACGTAAGCCTAGAGCATTTGATACAATGGTATCAATTCTTATAACATCATGGTTCATTGTTTTTACTCGGTTATCTAGTGCAGTAATGATACCAGCCATGCCTTTTATACTACTTAAAACACCTTGCAATAACAATTTAATAGTAAGGTATACAAAATAACCACCAACCAGCGCCGCGGCCATTGGCATTCCTAAATCACCTATAAGTTTAAAAATCTCGCCCATATATATGGTATGCTTTCGTAATGTACGTATATTTATTGAAAGATTGGATAAAATTGTCTAAAATAACCGTTGACATGATACTCGCTTTAATATATAATACATACATGGAGCAACAGATACAAAGTGATAGCTTATAAGTCTGTTGTATAAATACAACACTAAATGCCAATGATGGCATTGACAGGAAATGAATTTTAATATATAATAACCTTATGTTAAACGTAAATCTTAGAACTAACAACTACCAGCATACGGCGTGTATGGGGCAATCAGCCTCCTATATACGCATGCCGAGTAGCCTGTTTAGTATTGAGAATTTACGAGATACAAAATGGGGTACCAGGGTCCGGGAGAAAGTAGTGTAAAGTAAAGTTTACATTACAAACTTCAAGGACCCTAGGAATTAAAACTCCTGGGGTTTTTTGTTTTTCGCAGGAGAGAGATGGTAAGGAAACAAATTTTAGAAACAGAGTGGACTAGACAGCACCAGTTAACTAAAGAACAGTTCAAGCAATTGATACTGAACAAGATAACAAGAGCTAAACAGTATCACCGAGTTGTAAGCAAGCGAGAGATTGCTCAAGAGCAGTCGTAGATCGCAAAGTGTGAATATAGAGTAACGAGGACTCTGCTATGCACTTAAAACATATAGCGAACGGGCGGCGACTAGGATGGAATCCCTTTTGTGGGAGGAAAAATTAGTTCGTATTAAAGCATATTACTAAATTAAGGATGGACCACTACATTGGCCTTAGTATGCTTTAATACACACATTCTAACGAGTGTGTTTTGGAAGCGTGGGTGAGATGGCTGAAACCGACAGACTGTAAATCTGTTCCCTAAAAAGCACGTTGGTTCGAATCCAACCGCTTCCACCAAATTTGGTCTCATAGTACAGTCTGGTTAGTATAGCGGCTTGTCACGCCGTCGACAGGGGTTCGAATCCCCTTGGGACCGCCAAATTTCCTCTTGTAGTTAAATGGTATAACAGTCGGCTGATAACCGGCCATTACAAGTTCGATTCTTGTCGAGAGGACCAAATTATTCCTCAGTAGCACAGCGGTAGTTGCGTCTGGCTGTTAACCAGAATGTCGGTGGTTCGATCCCATCCTGAGGAGCCAGTTTAGGGATAGACGATAAGTTAAAGTCCCAGATAGTCTAGCATGGTTTAGGTCGGCCATGTGACACCGCAGACGACTATAAGGTAGTATAAACTTGCTTATTCGAGACAATCCAGCGAGGCCTGTTAACAACAGGATAGCTGGGCTCCCGCCTTTCAATGGTGTTAGTAGTGTAGTGGTTGCACAACTGTCTGTGAAACAGTTAGACAGGGTTCGATTCCCGCTTTCACCCCAATGATTTGCCCTTATAGTTTAATGGAAGAACTCTGTCTTGGTATGACAGTAATCGTAGTTCGATTCTACGTTAGGGCACCAAGTTTAGGATAGCAACAGCAAACTCAAAAATTCTACTTTTAATGGAAAAAAGATGCTATCCTGTTTTATACACTGTCGTCGTCTAGTGGCTAGGACGCTACCCTTTCAAGGTGGAGAAGCGGGATCGATACCCGTCGACAGTACCAACATGCCGTAGTAGTCCTCGGGGAGGGCAACTGATTGTCTATCAGTATTAGGTGGGTTCGAGTCCCATCTACGGCGCCAAACAATTTAATGGGCTGGTAGTGATACTGGGGTACACGGGGCACTTGCAATGCTCAGATTGGAGTTCGATCCTCCACCGGTCCACCAATTTATGTGCGTGATTAGTTTAATGGCAGAATCATTGGCTTCCACCCAGTAGGCAAGGGTTCGATTCCCTTATCCCGCACCAATTTAATGTAGCGGTGGCAGAGTAGTCAAATGCAACGGATTGCAAATCCGTAAAGTCGTGAGTGCGAATCTCACCCGCTATTCCAGTTTTATGCGTGGTTAGTTTAATGGTAAAATAGGACGTTGCCAACGTCTTGACAAGAGTTCGATTCTCTTACCCCGCACCAAGTTTATCTCTCTAAAGTGTTATCTGGTTGCATCCGCGGTTTGGGGCCGTGTGGTCCTGGTTCGAATCCAGGTAGGGAGACCAATTTTATGCCTCGATAGTTTAATGGTAGAACCGCGGTGTTACATACCGTAGATGACAGTTCGATTCTGTAGCGAGGTACCAATTTATAGAAGATAGTGCGTGGGACGCAAGCTGGTTTGCTAAACCGGTCTACTGGAAACGGTAACAGTTCGAGTCTGTTGTCTTCTGCCAATCAATGGAAGGTTAATCAGGCTGGGCCTGACTCTGTCTTGAAAACAGAAGGTGCGCGAAAGCGCATAGAGTTCGATTCTACTAGCCTTCCTCCAATATTGCCCTTTTAGTATAATGGTATTACACCTGTTTTGTAATCAGGTTACGGCAGTTCGATTCTGTCATGGGGCACCAAGTTTAGGATGCGAACAGCAAATTTTAAATTCAACTTTTAATTGAAAAATAAGCATCCTGTTTTATAGTAAGGAACTCAAATGGCAAATGTCAAAAAAGGTAACCTAACAGCGCCTCCACAATGGTGGAAGCATTTGAAAGATTGGAAACGAGTGTTCTGGAAATCAGAACGCCAAGCCCAAAAGAAAAATATCAACAAAGGAGAATGATATGAAACGTGCTAAACGTTAGTGTCGCTCTAGATCCCGTATTGGTCTAGGGTTGGCACATTAAATCAATTTAATACACAACCCACGCTAAACTTTAGTGGCGAAGTACCCGGCTCTTAACCGGACTAACTGAGTTCGATTCTCAGAGCGTGGACCAATATGGGATCGTAGTGAAATGGTTATCACAGCAGACTTTTAATCTGCCAATTCCCGGTTCGAGTCCGGGCGGTCCTACCATATAAAAACACACTATCCTTCGTATCCTTAACACAAAGAGTTAGGGCAAGGTACACAATAGTGTGTTTCTATATGGTAACGTAGCATAGTGGCTAATGCACCACCTTCATACGGTGTTTATCGTCGGTTCGAGTCCGACCGTTACTACCAAGTTTTGTAAGTGTCAGCAAGTGAAGTCACGCTGTCTAGGTTTCTTCGAAGGACCAAAACAGTAGAAGGTTAATGGGTTCAACTCCCACCCGCGGGCAACTGCGGAGGTCCGTAATGGGGACTGTACTGGACCAAGCCCAAGTGATATCCATCGTGCTCGAGGTCAGGCTAGGCGGCCGGTAAG